CCCGTCTGGACCGACCTACTCGCTCCCCAAAAGGGTTCCTTACCCACGCGGGGGTCGCAAGCATTGCATCCACCCCCGTTAGAAAATTTTCTGGAAAACGGTTCCAAACTCGGAACGCGCCCTCTCACCCAAGACAAGCCCCCACCCCGTCAACCAACTTGACAACTGGCGCCGGGCATAGCGAGTAGCGGGGTGTAGCGAGTAGCCGCCTTAGCGTCGTGGCCCCTTCCCCACCTAACCCCTAATTGAATCAAATTTTCCCCTTGTCATTTCCCGCCTCCGTGCTATCTTCTACTATGCTACGCCCTATCCTACTTCCACCTCGTCCACCCACCCAGCTTTCCTAAGTGGCTACCCTGCCTAAAGCTCCTTTCACCCCCTCGCTTCTCCCCTCTCCAGGGGCGCAAGCAATCTCTGCCCATTTCTCTGGCACTAGTCAACAGGGTGCACAAGTGGGTGGCAATGTGGTGGAGCTGAAGGTTAATCCACTGGAGGCGTTGGAGGTCAAGAAGCAGCTACCCTGGCATAGTGCGGCGGCAGTGTTGCAGCTAAGGGGTGTGCCTAGCTTCGAGATCGCGGGGAGTCTAGGTGTTACGGTGGAGACACTGGGGACACTGAGGAAACAACCTTGGTATAAGGAGCTGTTGAAGGGGCTGAGGTCAAACAATGACCCTGCCCCTCTTTTACAGTCCATGGCTTGGGACTGCCTGCAGCAGTTGTTTGATCTGGCTATGCAGGCTCAGAGTGAGCAGGTTAAACTCTCGGCCTGTAAAGAGGTGATGGACCGGGCGAAGGGTTTCTTGAAACTGGTGCCGGGAAGTAAGGACTCTAGGCAGGAAGAGGAAGAAGAGCTTGATCCACTCGAGGTCGAGGCCAAGTTGATGCAAGCACTGAGGGAGGGCGCATGAAACTAGGCATTCGGATGAGCTTGGTTGGAGTGCAAGGTGACGGCGGGGCTGCTGGAGAAGTGACTCCGCCTGGGCCGACGACTTACACCTTTAGCATCAACCCTGCTTGGTTTACTTATGATGCGGGTCCGGAATATGGTGGGATTCAAATCACAGAGTCTGCCGCTAACTGGAGCGGGGGGACCTACTGGCAGTTTTTAGATATTGAGAGCACACCGATCCTGTCTTTGCTTTGTCCTGGGACAAGCTACTCGCCAGGGACTTATGTGTCTGATATTGCTGAGTTTGCAACAGAGCTTAATGCGGCGTTGGATACCACGGATGCTGGGCTGGCTGTGACGCTTACGGGGGACTCGAGTGAGCTTTTCAAGGTAACATTTACAGCTCCTCCGGTGATTGGGACAGTGCCAGTGGTTTATCTGGTTTACTACTCCGAGTCGGGATCATCGCCCGCGTTTACAAACCCGGCTACTCTTGTGGAGGTGCCAGGATGAGTGGGATCAAAGAATTTTTGCTTCAAGCTAGGTTGGTTCTGGCTTTGAAGAAACTGAGAAAAGTAACAAAGATAAGACCTATGAACAGAACACAAGTGTTAGGGGTGCTGCGTCACGTATTGACGATTGGTGCCGGTATTTTGGTAGCTCGGGGAACGTTGACTGACTCGGGCGCACAGGAACTTTCAGGGGGAATCATTGCAGTAGTCGGGGTTCTCTGGTCCATATTTTCGCCTGAAAAAGGCGAGGTTTGAGTGGGAACTCAACCCGGCCAGCATTCAGGGAGGGGTGCTGGTCGGGACAACTTTTAACACAAGTGCCATGAGCTTAACACCTTGGATTGAAAAGGATGGAAGTCCTGGAGGACGGAAATCAGAGCTACGGGTCGGGGTGATCTTTGGGACTACCTGGGAACGGCTTCGAGAATGGTATTGGACTCGGAAGTTCAACAAGGTGCTGGAGAAGGCAAAGCAAAAGCTTAAGAAGATTCAAGATGAAACCACCAACAATAAATGAGTTGCTAGGTTCCCTGGAGGAACACAAGCACCGGGTTTTCGATAAGCCCAATCAGGACTTCAATGTCAACCTTGTTGGGGTAAGAAATCCCAACCCTGAGTTTAATACCTATGGGTGTTGGATGACAGTTTTCTGGAGGAGTGAGGGAATGTGGAAGCTACGCAAGTGGCCTTTCACTACCTATCCTGGTAAGCGGTTCATGGTGGATCGGTTGCTCAACTCAGATGGGTGCGCGATTCTGGTGCCAGGCCAATACCCAGCCTACCAGCTTTCTATGCATCGGGGGGTGTATGAGGCAGTGTGTCAGCGGACTGGGCCGGTGAAGGTCTATCGGGACCGTAACCGCAATCAGGTTTTTGACCTTAAGCCGGGGACTATTGAGGAAGGTTATTTTGGGATCAATATTCACTCGCCTGTGCCACCCGAGGGGCGGATGGGCTACAGGGCCGCCCGCGTTGATGCGAGTAGTGCCGGGTGTCAGGTTTTCCAAAATGTGGCCGACTTTTTGGAGTTTCGCGATATTATCAGATCCTCACGCTCTCGCTATGGAAACAACTTCACATACACACTCCTTAACGGACTTGCTTGACAAGCTTCACCTGGCTAAGCCAGCTCACGACATTCTTGCGATTATTGTCGCTACTGCCTCGATATGGGTAGCGGACATGATCCCTGATGCAGACAAGTGGGTGGACCTTATTTCTAAGGGAGCTGTGGCTGGGGCTACGGTGGCGTTTATGCTAGCAGGCACTTACCTTCGGGTGAAGGAGTCGAGGTTGGCTGAGAAAAAGGTGAAACACCTAGAAGAGATGGAGAAGATCACAAAAGAACTTAAGGAGGATTTATAATGAACTTGGAATTTGGGGGTAACGGCTACCACTATATCAATGACACGACTGCCCACACAGGGCTGAACTGCTACGGATTCACTGTGTTGCAAGAAGCTACTATTGAGGACGCGGGTGACACCGCTATTGTCCTTAACACGTCGGTTTCCCAGGGGTATTCGGGAGACTCGTTGGCTGATGCGGTTTTTCCGCCGGGATTCTATCCAATCCCGATTTCCTCGATTAAGCTGGTGTCTGGCGCCATACTTGCCTGGAAGATCTAAACTTTGTGAAAGCTGAGCTTACAGATGCGGATGCCAAAAGGGCCGCACAGTTACTCCGGGAGTGGAAACGCAACCGAGAGGACAATGCTCTGTATTTCTATAAGCCAGAACCGGGACAGGAACTTTTCCACACTGCCAATTACCTGCGACGTTATGTGCGCGCTGGCAATCGATGGGGCAAGTCTACCGCAGGCATTGCTGAGGACATTGCTTGGGCAATGGGGGAGAGAGTCTGGTATCCTAAGGGGGACCCAAGGCGTGAGATAGGTATCCCACACCGACCTGTCAAAATCTGTGTGGTAGTGGAGGACTGGGGCAAAGCCGAGTCTACCTTCACATCAATGGACTCAGGGGCAGGCCAAGGCAAGCTCTTCAAGTTCCTCCCCAAGGCTGCCTTCGTTGACATTGGCAAGAATTCTCAAGGCAAAGTTGAGAAGGTCTACATCAAGTCTAAGTGGGGTGGGGTTTCTGTCATCCATTTTGAAACCATTAAGACCTTCAAGCAAAATAATCAAGCCACAGAGTCTGATGACTGGGACGCTCTTCACATCGACGAGCCTTGTCCAGAAGAGATGTTTGTCTCCCTAGCTCGTGGTCTCGTCGACCGCAACGGGGCTGCTTGGTTCCTTTGCACCCCAACCGTCCACTTCTGGATCAACGACTACTTCCTCCCACCACTCTTTTCTAAGCAGAGGCTTGTCAAACCCTACACTGACGAGGTTGCTTCCAAATGGGCCATTACCGGTTCCATGATGGACAACAAGCACAACACTGCAGAAGCCATCGCACAATTCCGTGCTGACATCGGAGAGGACAATCAAGATGAAATTGACACTCGTATCCATGGTATTCCTCGTTCCTTTGCTGGTGCCATTTACCCGATGTTTTCTCGTGAACTCCACGTTTATGACAAAGTCCCCTATGGGTGGACTTCCCCAGTCGATCCTCCTAAAGACTACACAATCCGGGTTTTCATTGACGTCCACCCCGCCAAGGCGCACGCGGTCAGCTTTTTTGCTACTGCTCCCACAGGACAAGTATTCCTCTACCAAGAGATCCACGCCCAGATGCTAATCAGGAGCCTGGCCCTCGAGATTGAGTCTATCATCCGCAACCACAAGGTTCACGAATACTTCATCGACCCCCTAGCTTTCGTCCCAGATCCCAACCATGGAACCTGCTGGGCAGATGACTTCTGGGACCTTGGCATCCCCGTCCAACCTGCCACCAAAGAGCGTAGCCGGGGCATCGCTCTCACACAGGCTTTCCTCTCAACCCGGGACCACACCGGCCGTTCAATGCTTTTCCAAGTCTACTCCGGTTGTCGTCGCTTTCTCCAGGAAATTGAACGCTACATCTGGGACCCTCAAGCCTCTGAGGGAAAACCTCTCAAGAAATGGGACGACCAGATGGAAAACCTTTACCGAGCCGTAGTCACCGGTCTCTCATTCGAACGCGAGGTAAAAGTTGTCCACAAGCCCCGCCCACTCTCCTTCAATACTTTCCCCACTCTCCCCTCCGCAACTTCCCGCCTGACCAAATTACACGCAGCTACCAAACTTCGTAACCGCCGTCTACGCTATGGAATATAAGATCAGACGCCTCCTCAAGGCTCAAACCCCATCTGACGGCCTCGAAAAGCTTCGCCGCCATTGCGTGAAGCTTCTTAAGATGTCTCGACTCTCCATGTCCGAGTTCTACTCCGAGTGGGACCGGAACCTCTCTGCCTACCAACGCGAGTATCTCAAAGACTCCGACGACGACTACACCGACGAAACCCTCGACAAGCCCTCCGCCCTCACTGTCCCTATGACTTACGCGCAGGTCCAGACCTTTTGCGCGTTTCTCTTTTCCTTGTATAACCTGGGGTCAAGTCTCTTTACATATGGGAGCACAGGGCGGGAGGACAAGACGTTGGCTGAGGTTGTAGGGAAGCTGATGGAGAGGGATCAGAGGAAAAACAAGATGCTCTGTTTGCTCTATCAGGGGTTGCTGAATATTGCTAGGTTTAATCTGGTGGTGACAAAGGTCAGGTGGGATGAAAAGAAAGTGATGGTGAAGAAGTCAAGTCCTGAGTCTCAGACTGATTTGCTGACCGGGATGGTGATTGAGGGAGAGGTGCAAGGGAGTGATTGGGTGGAGAAGGTGTCATGGGAGGGAAATGAAATTTCACATGTTAGTCCTTATAACTTCTTTCCGGATACGAGGAAGGAGCCACTTAAGTGGGGAGAGGGGGAGTTCATGGCTGATGAGTATGAGTTTTCGTTGAGGGAACTCAAGGCTATGGAGGCGAGTGGGGAAGTCGCTGGTGTGAAGTGGGTTGAAAGGATTGACGGGGAGATGTGGAATAAGCGGAAAAAACATATCAGGTTGCCCAGGGTGAGTCAGTTCATGGAGGAGACTGAGGGGAATGAGAGTGATTTTTTGTGTTGGGTTACTTGTGTGCAGATAAAGATTAACCCTAAAAAATATGGCCTCGACCCTGATATGGATTTTATGGTTGATGCTATTGTGCAGATTGTTAACGACAATCGTATCATTAGTATTGACTTTCCTAATGCCATGCATTGTGGGTGGGTGTATGATTATGGCATGTTTAGTCCGGATGACTTGGCTGGCCTTAGTGATTCGCTGGCGAGTGCTGTTGATCCAATGCAGGAGCTTGTTAGCTTTCTTATCAACTCAAGAGCGTTGGCAGTAAAGAGGGGCTTGCAGGACAAGTTGGTGGTTGATGATCAGGCGGTAGATATGGATACAGTGGAGCACGATAGTGACTTCATTCGGGTTCATAAGACGCTGGGAAGATTTGGGGTTAGTAACTATGTTCAGCAAATTAAGTTCCAGGACCATACTGGTCAGCACTTTTCAGATGCTAGCAACGTGGTGGGATTGATTCAGACTACTACTGGTGTTAATGAGAACATGCAGGGGCAGTATAGTGGAGGGAGAAGGAGCAGCTATGAGTCTCGGGCGACGAATGCCGGGAGCACGGGGAGGTTGAAGATGACCGCGGCTACGTTGTGGGAAATGTGGCTGGGACCATTGGCTGAAAAGATGCTATTGAATTTGAGACAGGAGCTGAGGAAAGAGACTTTTGATCGGGTGCTTGGGGACCAGGTGGCTGAGGGGATGGAGGATGTTCCTGTGGATATGCAGACTGGTGAGCCAGTGGAGGGGCGGAGTCTGTGGGAAATGTTTCATCCTAGTGATCCTACTGAGTTGGTAGGTAGTGTGGATGTTTTTGTGTATAACTCGACAACTGAGGTGGATAGGATCTATCTGGCTCAGGCGCTACAAGAACTACTGCTTGGGATCGCGACGGATCCTCAGGTGGCAACAATGATGAATGTTAACTTCAAGAAACTGTTGGATTACATCTTGGTGCTCAAGGGCGTGGATGATCCAGCGCAATTTAGTTTAGATTATGGACTCAAGTCAAACGATCCAGATGCTCTTAGACAAATACAACTTGTCCAGTCTCTGCAGGCTCAGGCAAATCCTGGAGAGCAAGGAAATGCAGGAGGTCAGGGAACTGTTTGAAGTTTATTTTGAAGAGATGCAGGACAAGCTGGATGAGCACGCGGATATGCTTTATGCACATGACGAGGTGGCACAGCATTGGAAGGCGGTTGGGGGCAAGGAGATTTGCAGACAGGAAAAAGGGTTTTTCGGGTGGTTGCTCGAAATAGTAAAAAGAACAGAAGTTAAAACTGAACAGAAAGGTAATCAGCTATGAGTATTGGAACATTTGAGGAAGAGGATGAACGAGAAGAGGATATCTCGGTTGGGTTCGAGGACCTAGACGAGGAGTTGACTCAGGCCACTGAGTATACGGAAGAACCGGATGAGGTGGTGCTTGAGGACGAAGGGGAAGTTGTGGATGAGGAGGATCTGCTGGCTGGGGAAGAGGAGACTGTGGAGGCCAAGGTTGAGAGGCTTGTGGCTGAACGGTTGGGGAATCAAAGGGTGCAGGAGCAACGGGCACCCACGCAGGAGGAGGTGTTGGCACAGTTGCGGCACTATGTTCCGGATGAAACGGTAGCTGAGAAGCTGGGGAGTGAAGATCCTCAGGAAAGGCTGGCTGCTTTGAGGGAGTATACTGCTAACATCTACCAACACCTTTATGCTGTTAATCAACAGTATGGGGAGAGGATGAGGGGGGAACTGACGGGGCTTGTAACTCCGTTGGCGCTTCGGGCTCAACAGCAGGAACGGGAACAATTTATTAGGACACTGGGGGAAACTTATCCGAGTCTAAAAGGTAAGGGTGGCATTGTTGCACGGACCATGGAGGCTATGGGTGCACAGGGCTATCTGGTTGCTGGGAAGAGCAGAGAGCAGATTTTGAAAGATGTGGCTTTGGCTACAGGTCGGGCGATCAAAGAGGTTGATCCGACATTCACCTTGACCATGAAGAAAAGTGGTAAAAATCCAAGCACGAGCCAGGGACGCGTGCCTACTCGAGGGAGTGGCGGTGGTTCTGGCAAGAGCAAGGTGCCTCAAAAAGGTAACTTGCCCTTTCACCAAGCGATCGGGCTGTTCGGAAAACCATAAAACTAGAAAGAAAATAAGATGGCTGACTTGGCTGGTATTCTGAGCACTGCCTCAGACAACTTGGGAGCTTATGCGAAGAGTAATCTTCGTAGGCAAACCTACATGGCTTACCCTCAGGGTAAGTTCCCTATTGCTGGTCTTTTGTCTATGACAAAAAGCACCAGTGTGAATATCGTTAATCCGGCGTGGAATGAGGAGCGAGAGGCTCTGCTGGAAGTTACGAGTGCACAAGCGAACTCTGCTGGTCCGTTCACGAATACGTCGGGGAGCGCGGGTGCGGTTGGCACTGACCTCACCGCGGCAGGGTTCACGTTCACGGCCGGCACGACCTATCGGGCTAAGCTGGCGAGCGTGACTCGGGTGCGTGAGCGTGATATTGTGTGGTTTCGCAACCTGGCTGGCACGTCGTCTTCGACGAAGCAGGTCAAGGTGCGGGTGACTGCAAAGTATGCTGCGCATAACACGATCGACTTCATCCCACTTGTGACAGTGGCCAACGTGCTTAACACTTCTGCCAACAATGGTGTGGTGTTCAAGTTGATTGGCTCCAGTGCGAGTGAGGCGAGTAGCTATCGGTCGGGCTCGGCTACGTTCCCGATTGAGGTGAGTAACTACACCCAGATTGCTCGGACGGGTATTGGTCCGTTTACCCTGGAGGCGCTGAAAGAACCCATGAAGTTCTCGAAGCAGCCGGGGTATCAGAAGGTGGCAAAAGCTAGCCTTCGACGGCACTTGAGCCTGCTTGAGAAGAGCCTCTTCGACGGGATTCGCTCGAGCACCACGACCACCAACGATGACGGGGACACTGTTCCTATTCGGACGACTGGTGGGATCAAGTGGTTCCTTGAACAGTGGGAGAAGGGGAACGTCGCCAATGGTGGCGCTTTTGACTATCGGGTCGGGGGAAGTGATGTGAGCGCGTCTGCGTGGGAAACCACGGACGACAAGCGGATCATTGATGTTGATGGTGGGATGACTGGGGCACAGTGGGAGAGTCTGCAAGAGCGGCTCTTCAGGCATTGCTCCGACACCGGCAACGAGAAGATCGGGGTGTGCGGTGGGAAGTTTCTTTCCGCTTTCAACATCTGGGCCAAGAATCAGGGAATTGCGCAGCGCAAGCTGTCAGAGTCTGGTAAGTTGGGTTGTGACTTCTATGGCTACGAAACTGGTCATGGCACTATCTGGCTCAAGACTCACCCGTTGCTGAGCGCGGACTCCGCGTTTCAGAACGACTGCTTGTTCCTTGACCTGGGTGACATTGAATACCATCCTTTTAAGGGGATGGACACGAGGATTTGGCCCTGTGTTCAGGCCAATGACTACGCTGGTCGTAAGGACGACATCATCACGGAATATATGTGGGAGATCCGATACCCAGAAGGTCACATGTATATCCAGAACTGCACCTCTATCACGGGTTAATCATGGCTACTGTTGCTGCAAGTGCTGTTACTGTCCTGAGTGCTCGGCGGTTTGCGTCTCAACCGGCTTCGCTGCTGGTTCAGGCGTCGGTCGTGCTGAGTTCTCAAGGGGCTGCTGCTAACCACATTCCTGCTTCGGCCCTCGGGCTGGGCAGCTTGCTGTTGGCTAGCGTTGGGGTTGAGTCTGATGGTTCTACGCTCTATGAGGTCGGCATTCTTGTCGGCACTAAGAGGGGGAATGCTGACTCGGCTTATGCTGAAGATGTGCTGGTTGTGGGAGCTGATGATGGTTACGCCCTCGAGGACGTGACTGGCACGTTCCTCGTCAGCGTGATTGGGGACCCGCTCTCCTAAAACAAAACAAAGAAAGGAAACAAGTATGGACTTGAATGACGCTAATAGCAATACTCCCGGACCTACGGCTGGGAAAAAAGGTAATGGCCTTGAGGATGCCCTCATGCCGGATGCTGATGACTCCTGGACTGAAAAGGTTGATGCCAAGGAGGGTAGTTACCCTCGGCATCAGACCAAGCACCCCAAATTTGGGAAGCTTGGCGGTCGCGGGAATGACGTTGACTAATTGAGAGAAGGGAGCTGGTATGACTACAATAGCACAAATCAGAGACGTAATTTACGGATACTTGCAGAAAACCACAACGCTTGAGAAAGCTGAGTTGACGGTAGGAAGCATGGATCTCGTGCTTGTGGCTCTAAACAATGCCCGGAAATTTGCCGAGATGGCACATGACTGGAGCTTTGTTGAAGCTGAGTGTTTTGTGACTACCAGCTCCCGGACTCTCTCCCCAAGCACTGATACTGTCTGGGATGCAGTTTGGACCACGGCGACGTTGGTCGGGACTAACACCTCAGTCAGTGTCAGGGCGTGGAGAGACTGGGGTCTTTATTTCGAGGGGGTGAGAATCCCTCTCAATGTCAACACGAAGCGTGGGATATTGACGAGGGAAATGGAGATGAAGTCAAGGGCCAATAGGAACCGTTATCAAGGTTCCACAGACACCCTGATCAAGCCGGGTAGAGTTGAGGTTGTGATTACTGGGTCCAGGGTGAAACTGGTGCCTGCGGTAAGCGAGGCTACTACACTTTACTTTGATTGCTTCACCTGGATGGATGATTATACTGAGGAAAGTGATACCGACTTCTTTATCAAACATGGGGCACAGTATATGCTCTGGGCTTCCCTTTGTGAGCTTAACAAACTGGTCAAGCAATGGGTGCCGAGGCAAGAAGGTAACCTTTCTGAGCCTACCAAAGAAAGAGACATCGCCCTCGAGGCACTCATTCGACATGACAAGGCGGTAATTGATCAGTTTAGGAGAGTTAGAATTCGCTAATCATGAGCACGACCTCACAGGAACTTTTGCGTAAAGCTACAGCCCGGATTAAAGGGACTCCTGTAACTGTCCAAGCCAACGAGACTGAGGGCTTGGTCAGTGAGAAGGTTATTTGTTCTGTGGAGATTGGGGCTGAGTTGCCCACTCGCGAGTTCGGCATTCTCCCTACTAGTGGATTCCAAAACAATGAGCGCAATGGAAACCAGAAACTTCTGGTCCTGGATACCTTTGACCCCTATGAAGTCCAACCTTTGTCCACCCTTGTAAGGGGACAACCGGGTGGATCTGGGGATGGACGAAAGGTCAATTCGACTAAGGAACTAGTTGACATCACGGGTGGGATGGCTTTGCCAGCTCAGGTAGAGGGGGAGGTTGGGGCTAGGATGACTCAGCTCGATGACTTCCATGCTTGGCTTGAACTCGACATTGTCGAGGGGACTGCGGACCCAGCCACAGGAAGCCCTTGGCCCCGGCTGGATGAGTGGACCGAGGAGTCCGAGGTCGAGGGGATTCGGGTGCACACCACTCGAATCAAGCGTTCTGACGAACCGGCGATTGGGCTTTATGGGACTGCGGGTGAGGAGGAGAAAGCTGAGGAGATTCGTGAGAACCTTTGGCTTCACACTGTCTCAACAATTGATCCTGACTGCATCACAGACCCCGAGGACATGGCGGCGTGGATGGTGGATTACCTTTTCTACGAGGCTTTGGATGCTGAGGGTGGAGGACCACTCTACACCCATGCTCAGGTCATGGGCCTTGCAGACACCTTTAATCCCGGTGCCACCATCAAGATCTACATCGACAATCCCCAGGTAGAGTTCGACTTTCCCTCCTTCCTCGATGCCGACGAGCCTTTCTTTGTCTTGGACAGCAACGGCCCCTCGGTCATTATCCCCAATCAAACCAAGGGTCGTAGGGTCACGATCCCTATGGAACGCTGGACTCAATACTTTTCCAATCGTCCAGCCACCACCCCGATTTATCAATTTTACCAAAGAGACATCGAGATCATCCTTGACTCCCAGATCTTCAAGATTTCCAATGTTCTCTGTGATGACTTTACCATCACGATGAACTACCCTGGGCGGCAAGATTCCACACCTGGTTCCAACCTCACCTACGAAACTTTCACCGGGGACTTCTCCGGGACCAATCCTACCACCACTCAGTGGACTTCCAAAGTCGGGCGCTCTATCCTAGTTCGTGAAGAAATCACACGTTGGAAGTTTAACCTCTGGCGTCGAGTCCAATACCGTCTTATTGTCCCAGACCTCTCCTTCAACTCTCCCTTCGTCATTTACACATGATCGCCTACGGCCACCATAACGACACCGGACTAGGCAACGCCTACTACCGTAACCTTCTGTGCCTGAGGGAACTTCTCCCAGTCACCGTAGGTTCTCTCTCCTCCCCCATTCAATCTGAGGAACCTATCTACCTTCACACCTACAAAACCGAGTTCTCCAAATTCCCTGTTGTCCCAGAAGGCTCTATCCTTTTCATCGTCTGTGAAGGGGAAACTGGGGTTTCCTCCTACCGTAACTTTGCTAGCAAATTCTCCCAAATCTGGACACCATCCACCTACTGTGCCGACATCTTTTCCTCTGTTTTCTCCCGTCCTGTCCACGTGGTCCCACACGGCCTCGAGGATCACCGCATGTCCCTACCCTCACGACCATCTCGTCCTTTTACTTTCGGCTGTTTCGTGGACTTCCATTCCCGTGTAGCCCGCAAGAACCCATGGGCCGCAATCAAAGCTTTCCGTGATGCCTTCGAGCGTAACAACCCCCATGTCCATTTCATTCTCAAAGTTCAAAACCATTCTCCCTCTTTCCTCAGGGCTGCCACCCAAGTCCTAGGGTCTCAACTCACAATCCTCAAGGGCTTTCAAACCAAATACCAAGTCCCATTCCTCTGGGATTCCATTGACGCTTACCTCTCCCCCCACGGCTCAGAAGGCTTCGGGATGCATCTTCTTGAGGCCCAGGCCAATGGCGTCTTAGTCATCGCGACTAACTTCTCTGGCAACACTGACTTCTGCGACGACTCTAATTCCTGTCCTATCAACTGCACTCTCGAGCCCGCCTGGGACTCCCACTATAAAGGCTCCACCTGGGGCCTAGTATCCCACGACCACCTTGTCCACCTACTCCGGGAGGCCGCCTCCGGCGCCTTCCAATCCCAATGTCTTTCAGCTTTCGAATCCAGTAGTCAATACGGTTTACCACAGATTAAGGAGATTATGGAGGGGTTGGTATGAGGGTGTTTGTAAGCACAGCGATGAGATGTGGGAGCACGTGGGTAGCTAAGGTAACTGCTGAGTTGCTGGGTGTGGATCAGCTGGATTTTCAGGGGGCTGGATTTTCTAGTGGGGCGTTGTGTAAGGAGGACCGTGAGGGGTTAGAGGGAATGGAGGGTGTGATTAAGCTGCACTCAACGACTCCACTTTATCTGGTGAAGTTGGGGAAGGTTATTACGATTAGGAGAGATTGGTGGCCTAGTTTGGTTAGCAGTTATATCTATTGTAGTGTGGTGAGGAAGGCGCAGGGTCTGGAGTTGGATAAACGGGTGGAGAGGCATTTGGAGTTGAATGAGGGGATGAGTCTTGAGGGGTTGATGAATGATTTTTTGGTGAGTAATCTGGACTGGGTGGATGAAATGTTTGGAGCTTGGAAGGATTTCAGAAAGGTCAATGTGCATAAGGATATTCTTAACCTGAAGTTTGAAGAGCTTAAGAATCCGGGACAGGTGATTTTGAAGGTGGCTAAGTTTTTGGACGTGGGGTTGAGTTTGGAAAGGATGGTGGGTCTGCGGGAAAAGTTTAGTTTGGAGAGCTTTAAGGGGGCGTGGAATACCACGGATGGGGAATGGAATTTCGTCAACTCAGGGGATGATGGATACAACACATCCCTGCTGGAACCTACAACAATAAAACTACTGAAAGGAAGATATGAGTATCTACAATAATGTGCCACCGGGCGTGATGGAAGATGGGAGGGTCAAACAGAGTATGTTTGACAAAAGGCCTCATGTTCAGCTGATGAAGGTGACTGATCCTAATGCCTCGGATTATGGGGACTGGGTTCCTGTGCCGGGGCAAAATTTGTTTGGTAGGTTTGAAGGGGGGTGGGGAGAACAGCCGCAGATGCAACAGGTGGCTGGTCCGGTGTTGAGGGGGAAACAGGAGCTTTTCAATAATCCGTTTGGACAACAACCAAGTCCTTGGGTGAATCAACACCCGATGAGCTTTGGACAACATAATAACCAGAGGCACGCCGTTGGCACACTATGAGAGGACAACTACAACGTGGACAGAGACGAGGACACGAGCGAGGAAGAATGGATGACCTGGCTAGACTGTTTAGCCTCCAACAAGCCTTCGGTCCTCAACAGGATCTGGCGACTATGCAACAACTTTTTGGGTTGGCTAGGGAAGCACAGGATATGCAGTATGGTGGCCTTGGTGGAATGGCAGACATGGGTATGGATAACCCTGCAACGGCTGGTTTAAGTCCGGCAGAACTCGCGGCAATTCAACAAATTCAATCACAACTTCAAGGAAGGGGTTTTTAATATGGCTACGGTAGAAAAGAAAGACGCAATGCGCATGGTGAATGGGAAACTGAGGGTCGCTCCTGCTGACTTGGCAAAGATGACCCCAGAAGAGCGGATGGCCTACGAGGAGAATCAGAAGAAGTTGGCTGCTCCCAGTGGGTTGCAGTTGGCCTTTAATCCGGGGGAATTGGCCCCGGCTGGCCAGGCTGTTGACGGGCAACAAGCGGCTATGCTGAGGCAGATCGCTGCTAATCAACAGGCTCAATTGAGAGCTATCAATAAGACTGGTATGCTTGGGGGGATTAGGGAGTCGCTTCATAATCGGGAATCGAAAGGTGGGTTGAACTATCTTAGGACTCCGGATCAGGTGGCTGCCCGACAAGATGCTTGGCAGCAGCATACAGCGGCTAAGGATAATCTGGCCTTGTCCAATGCGGTCGGGGCTGTGGCGGCTAAGAAGGCTGAGCAATCTCAGAGGGTGAATCAGTCTGTGTTTGGTCCTGATGGGGTGGCGCACACGGCTGGGGGCGGTCGGGTTATGATGATGCCAGATGGGAGCTTTGGGTATTCAAATCCGGCGGGGCAAAGTCAAGTTGATCCTGGTAGGGTGTATGAGGCGCCTGGTGGTAAGATGAGTGTTGGAGAGGCTCGGGGACTTGGGCCTGTGGACAGGAGTGCGTCTGGCCCTTTGCAGGCCGCACAAATGGACGCTGAGAATGTCCGGGCGCAGGATCGGAAGGCTACGGCGTTGGGGATGTTAGGGCATGTGGTGCCTCCACTTCGGGAAGATCCTAATGCTAGTGTGAATGTTGAGACTCCAGGTTATCAATACTTAAAGACTATTTTGCCGGATGTCATTAACAATATTGGAAATAATGGTATTGGGGTTCCTTTTGTTGATCCCCTTATTAAGGGAGCGAAAGGTATCTATGACAGAATAAACAATGTTTATAATGGCCTTAAGTTTACGGATACAACTGGGGCTGAGTCTTCCAACGGTTCAGTATTAGACACAATAAAAAATGTTTATAATGGGGCAAAAATCCTTGGAACAGCTGAATCACCTATTGGAACACCTGAGAGTCCAAGCCAAGCAATATTTAATACATCACAATTTATTGGAGGTGGAGGACAGGCTGCACCTCCAAGCGTTGTTGGCAGGGCTGCACAGCCCCAAGCCCAAGTTCCACAGTCTCAACCCGGAGTTGCTCCAAGTTCTTTTGTGGAACAGGCAGTCAATGGGGTGAGCGATGTGGCTAATTGGGGAGAGGATTTGCGCGACATGTTATTTAACCTTAAAAATAAAGGAGTGGATATTCTCTCCTTGTTGAAGACTGGAGCAAATAGCATTCCTGGTATCCTTGGTAATCAAGTGAATCAGGTTAGACAACAAGTTAATCAGACTGGACAGCGGTTTAATAATGCTATGGACACTAGCACTGCTCTTGGTTCAGCCTTGTTAAATGACGGGGCACAAAGAATGAGAAACTCTTCTGGTATTTCACAATCTTTTTTCAGTGAACCACGGGACCTGGCGGCCGATTTCTACAATGAAACCGCAAAGAATCCTGTTGTAGATGGATTAGCTGAGTGGATTGTTAAAGAACCTCAACTGAACGATGCATTGACTTTTCTGATGAATTTTTATCAAGGTAAAGTTCAGCAACAATAATACAACTGATTAACTTCTTTTCCTATGCCAACCCCACTTACCACCCCGGCTGCCCCGCCCACCCAGCAGCCTTTCACCTACCGTGAGGCTCGAGATCTTTTCTCAAACCTTCAGTCTCAAGGCCTCTTCCAAAACCAAGACCTTGCTGGGTTCTCCAACCTGATCAATGACGCTACTGGCTCTCAAGTATTTGGAGCATCGGATAGTCAGCTGGGTAACTGGGTTAAAGGCTTTGCTGCTGCCAAGGATGAGAAGGTTCGTGAGATGTTCCCGGGTGCTGTGGAGACAGCGGGTCAGTGGGGCCAAGATATCTTCAAATACTTTGGGGCTGACGAGGAATCCGGGAGACAGCTTGGTGAGTCCATGCCCAACATGGCAGCTGACTTCGCCCCTGCTATCCTCGGACCTGTGGTGGGTGCGTTGGCTGGTCCAGCTGGGCCGGTTATCTCTAAAGCCGGCACAGTCGCAACCTCCCTGCTTTCTGCTGCCACCGCTTACGAGCAAACCGATTCTCTGCTCCACGCTGGCATTGCACTCTTAGGCTTTCCCATTGCTGGTGGCGCGCAGAAACTCGCCCAGCCTGTGATCGGGGCAGCCTTGAGAAAGCTCGGATTGAAAGGTGGAGAGACCGTCTCCAAAGTGCTCACCACTGAGATGGCAGCCACCCCTGAGGGCCGTGCGCTTATCAACGCCGGGGCCAGGGTGGGAGAAGAGCTTACCCAGAAAGTCGCCAAGTCTATTGGCGACCGGGTGGGTTACTACGTTGGTGGCCAGACCGCGGTCAACGCTGTATTCGAGGGGGCAAACTTTGCCGCTGACGCCTATAACAAAGGGCTTGGACAAGCTTACCAAGAACACGCTACCAAGGAGCACTTCATGAGTCTCCTTGTCTCCAACCTCCCGTTTGCTGCCCTCGACTTGCCGCATCTTGTTAAGCCAACTCCACTCACCCCACTCATGCGTGCCCACGTGGAGACCTCTGACCAGATCAATGCTGGCAGTCTCATTGAGGAAAAGGTGGTTGAACCTAACGGGAAGAAAGAGAAGAAAAAGAATCGTGAACCTGATTCCCCTGAGGACGTCGCTATCAATGAAGCGGTGGAGAAGTTTAAGGCCAAGAGTGTGGAAGCACCAGTGGAGATTCAGGTCACTAAAGGTGAAACTCCTCCACCTCTTGACCCCAACGTCCCACCTCCCCTCAATGAAATTCCGCCTCCACTAGACTTTCCTCCTGCTGAAGACCTAGCCACCCCACCTCCGCTAGACCCCGAACTCCCCGCGCAAGAACCGAGTAGTCAAGTCGGTGTAAAAACGGCGGAGGAGGTTCAGAGTGCTAAGGGGAAGATGGAAGAACTGCTTAGTGCAGGTGATAGGGTGGAGAATGAGGTTGAGCTGGATGCCGTGGCGGAAGCTGTGGCCGAGGAAAAAAGTGTGGTTGAGGCGGGTGATGGGGCAGTTAGTGCGAGGGGGGAAAGTAGGCTGGAAAGCGGGGTTGTGGAGGATACGGGGGATTTAGTGGAGGCGTTGGCGGAAGAGAAGGTGGCTGCTAAAAAGGCTAGTGGAGAGAAGAAGTTGGGACGGACTAGCTCGAAGGAGTTGGGGGATATGCTGGTGAAGTTTATGCGGGATGGGATGAGTGTGGAAGAAGGGGTGGAAGAACTGAGGAGGGTTGTGGGGACAGGGACGCTGAGGAATCAGGATAGGAATGAGGCGGCGTTGAAGAAGATGTTGCAGGATCGGGAGGCTAGGAATGGTGGGTTTAGAGATGAGAATCATAGGAAGTTGGTGCAAGCTCTGAATGATAATGCTGGGCCGCTGATTGAGTGGGCTAAGGAAGAGGTGGCGCTGGGGAGTAAAGGAGAGATGTTTACTGCTCATAAAGTGTTGAAGGAGGTTTTAGAAAGACCTGAGGTTTACTTGGCTCCGGATGAGATGGCTGGTCCTGAGTTTCAGGGGAGGATTTGGAGGGCTGTGGGACAGTGGAAGAAAGCTGTGGAGAGTGGAAAGATTAAGGGAAAGAATGGTAAGGTCATTAAGGATGGCGAAGGGATGGCTGTGAAGCTAGAGGAAATGATTGCTGATGAGTTGAGCAAAAGGAGGGGAAGTGCTAAGGGTGCGGAAAGGAATTATGTGGATACTGCTAAGAGTGGTATCAAGACGGTTGAAGAGGCGAGGGCACTGAGGGAGAAACTCAAGGCTAAGCTGGGGAAGGATAGTCCTTATTTCTATAGTGTGGAGAAGGTGGGTGAGGGGAGCTACTCGGTTAAGAGGCGGCAGAGGGTTGTTAAGCAGAAGCTTAGTCTGGAAGAAAGGGAAGTTCTTGATAGTATCAGGGATGAGGAGGAGTTGCAGCAGCAAGGACTAAGGGATGTGCTGGCTGACGAGGGATTTAGTGAGCTGGAGAAGGAGAGGGCACAGGCGGCTTTTAAGGAGGCACTGTTGAAGGCTGAGAATGAGAGCTATACAAGATTGAATTTGGATGTCCGGGAGGCTGTTACAATGGCTGATGATCCTAAGTTGTCTGTGGACTGGATTGAGTTTGATCGGTTGATTCATTTTGACCAGGGAGAGTGGAAGGGGGATATCCCATGGTTGGTTGCAACTAAGAAGAGCATGGTGCTTGATCCGGAAAGGTATCCGGGGTTGAGTCAAGTGTTTGGGAGACAGAAGGTTATTGCTAGAGATCTGGTGGCGTTCTTGGAACTCAGGGCCAAGGTTATTACAGGGGAGGTTTTGCCTGGGGACTTTGCTGCGTTTAAGAAAGTGGAAGGTGGATCGCCGACGATTGATGCGTTGATTGGGGGACTGGTTGCTAAGCCTGACTTTAAGACCTTGGTGGTAGATGTGGCTATGGAACATGGGCTGCATCCAGAGGTGGCAAAGAGGTTGGGGGAGAGGGCTGAGATCCTGGAAGGCTTGTGGGGAGGCGGTGAAGAGACTGTCTACGCGAGCATGAAGGGTGAGGGGTTGCTGGGGGCAGCTAGCACCAAGGGAGGAGTCAAGGCTTTGTTTCTGGCGGCGGACGAAATGGGGAGGGAGTTGGGTGATCCGCTGAAGTTGATGCTGGTTAGTGGACATGAAGCTGCTCACAACTATGAGTGGAGTATGCGGAAAGGGAAGGGGAGTCGAGAGGAGCTTGAGGCTTTTGGAAGGTATCAGGAGTTCTCGGAGGTTGGGGCGGCTGAGGATAAAGCTTTTGCGCTTGAGGTATTTGCTGATGCGTTTGTGCCTAAAGAGTTGAGAGGGCATGAGGCGGTGAGAGAGCTGGTGAGTGTGGAGAAAAATGCTGACCCTGCCGAGTGGCGGGCTAATATGCTGAGTCTTTGGAGCATGAGCAAGCTTGACTTAGCTGATGTAAGGCTGGCACACGGGTTGCAGGAGCCTTCGGTGAGGGGGTATTTCCAGGGGCTTGTGGCGTTTGCTGGGAGAATGTATCGGAGCGTCAAGGCGGCGTTGGGCTTAACTCGTGGGGCTAAGGAGGTTAAGAAGCTCAAGGTGTATGTGGATCAGATCGAGGGGTATCGGAAAGCTGCTAGGGATGCGGAGGCTACACTGGCTGAGGCGAGTAAGATGCAGAGGGCTGGTAGGTATGATACCAAGGAGATGGCTGAGATTATCAAGGGGGAACTGGATGGGTTGAAGGGGTATGTCGGAAAGAGTGTGACTATCACTAAACCGGTGGACCGAGTCCTTGATTGGTATGATCAGAGGTTTAATACGATTGACCAGTATGCAGAGGCCTTACCGGTTCTCAAGGGGTTGACTAAGGTGGCACATGCTAAGGCTGCACAGGCTGCGGCGGTGACAAAGAAGTTAAACTCGGTGATGACGGGGACTTTGCAGTCCAATGGGCAGCCGAGCTATGATGCAGTTGGGAAAGCTATCCTGAAGATCAGGGAGAATCCAGCGGCTAGGTTGGTGCTTAATGCTTGGGCACTGGCTCAGCAGAGGAATGGGGCTAAGCTTATTGAGTATAAAGATCTTGTGGTTGAGCAGCCTAAGATCTGGACCGAGTTGAACAAGCTGCCAGCAGAGACTCATCAAAGCATTAAGGATGCACATGAGCGGGTGGGGTTGATGGTGAAGGAGGCACACAAGGAAATCTTTGCTTGCTGGGATAGGTCAGTGGTGAACAGCTTTAGAAATATCTTTGCAGCTAAGTCCAAAGATAACTGGGCGATTGCGGAGAGTCAGTCTCGGGCTTTATTGGAGGCGGTGAAGAATCAAGATTTTCCAGCTGCTTTCGTGGCAATGGAACAAGTTGAGGGATGGAAGGGGGATCAAGATAAGCAGTTGCTTACGATTGAAAAGGCCAAGAATGCACTGGATACAGTTGAGAAAAACAAGATTGCTTTCAGCAAGAAGCCTGGATATTGGTCGCTAGCTAAGGCTGGGAAGTGGTATATGCACTGGACTGAGAATCAAGGAGGCAAGGTTGTTACCGATGGTCTTGGGTTTGATAGTGAGAAAGATGCAAGGGCATTTGCTAAAAAATACCTGCAACATGCTACAAATGTGGACATTCGGTTGGCTGGGAACAGTAAAGAGTTCCGGCTGGACGATGACATGTTTGGGGTGATGGAGGCGAGTCACAAACAGTTTGAAGAGATTGTGGATTCAATGGGGCTGGATGAAGATCAGGCAAAGCTTTTGAAGATTCACGGAAACCCGGTGTCAGATATTATGGCGCACTTAAATGCTAAGGTGCCTGGGTTGGTAGGGACGGGGAGAAAGCCAAATGCCACTTCGACTAACCATATGGATATGTTGGAGACTCAGTTTCATTTTATGCATGAGACTGGAAACGCTATTGCCAAGACTGATTTCAGTTCCAACATGGTGTATGAGAAACTCAACCCCGCGCTTGATCCGTTTCCGGAAAAGGTGAGAATGTTTGAATCAGTGCTTGATAACTTTCTGCATCCGGATACGGCTACTGGTCGGAACTTCAACACCATGAACTCAATTATGTTTGTGGCTAGTAACATCTCCTCTTGGTTTGTGGAGCTTACTCAGGGTTTGTCTACGTTCTTGCCTGAGCTGACAAACCATGGGGTGGGGATTGTCAAGGGTCATAAGATGCTGGTGGATGCCCACAAGAAAACACTGGGCTTCACTCTTAGGTCGATTAGAGATAGAGTGGATAACAATAAGAATTGGAACGATCCAGAGCTTGAGGTCTTGATGGATGAGGCGAGTCGGGACAACTTGATTTCAATGGCATCTTCGGTGGACGGTGCCCAGATGGACGAGGGACTCAAGGCTGGCATCGACGCTGCGAGTTTGAGGACCAAAGGAAAGATTGAATCCACTGCTAAATACTTTGGTAATCAGTTGGCACATCTGGGAATGTTCTCCCTCAGGCAATATAGAAAGGTCACTGAGCACAACGCCAGAACCAGTCTTGTGATGGGGTGGGAACTTGCAAAGACCAAAGGGCTGAAAGGGCAGGAGGCTAGAGATTTTGCCAAAGACTTCTCGAGGGTGGTCACTTACTCAGGAGGAAAACTTAACCGTCCGATCTTGCCTTTTAGTGGAAAGGGTGCGTGGCGGACCTTTGGACAGATCGCGATGAGTCTTCAAACCTACACCATGAACAACATTGCTCAGTGGGTGAGATATGCTAGGACTGCGTATTCAGGGACACTTGAGGGCAACCAGATGAGTAAGGTGGAAAGAGCACAAGCTCGCAAGGCCTTGGCCCAGATGACACTGACTCAGTTTGGAATGGCGGGGTTGTTGGGTATGCCGTTTGTGCAGAGCGCAATGATTCTCCTGGGGAACGCGATCAACGAGAACTTTGAAGAGGATGTCAGGGAGGGGATCTTTGACTTTGGTAAACTCCTTTCAGACGATGACGAGTTTGGGGGAGCCTTGCAAGAGATTGTATCGACTGGGGCAGCCAACTATATTTTGGAGAAGGCTGGAGTTCCAATTGACTTCTCTTCAAGACAGGCAATCGGTGGGGCGCTTGGGTTCAATAACATGGATGGATTTTCTGGGGATAAGCTCCTAGGGCCGACAGCTTCGCTCTTCACGAGTGCTATGGCTGGAACCAGAGCTTTGGTGTCCGGGGAGCCCGCTTTGGCTGCCCAGGAGTTCGCACCAACTGGACTTAAGAAAGCTATCAACCTTGCAAGGAATGATTTCAAGATCACAGACAAGTCGGGGAAACGTGTGGTGGAAGATGCCACTTTAGCAGACAAGATTCTTTATGCGATTGGGTTTCAAAACAGCAAGCTGTCTAAAAACTTCTCTGTGGATCGTATCCGTAAGGATAATGGTGCTCTCGAGTCCAAAGACACTTCTATCGCGGTGAAGCGGTTGGCCCAGATCTACAAGGAGGACCCCGCCCGTATGATGTCGGAGTTCCAGAAAACCTTGAAGGAACACCCAAGCCGGGAAGCTAATGCAATGGGCAGGGCTGTGGCGGACAGGTTGGTGGATACTACATTCCCCCAGGACTACCGTAGAGATGGGACGAGGGGCACAGCGAGCAGTGATGCAAAACTGCTAGCGATGTTTGGGGTGCAACCAAGCGCTCCGACTGAGCTGGACAGACTGAGATTCAAGGCCCAGGTTCTTGGAAGCATGGGCCTGGACTCAAGGCTTACACCTTCGGAAGTCCAAGCTGCTAGGATGCTGGACCAGATGATGAGACAGAATCGAAACCTCACCCGACAGGGTGCTAAGATGATCCTTGAATCTCAGCGACCACACCGTCGACCAGCATCAACCCCAATTGCTACCCCTCAGCTTACCTTTAACTTCTAAACACCATGAACAAACAATACGCAAAGCATATCCCGAAGCCTTGGGGGTTTGAGGAAATCATTTGTAACAATGACAAGTATTGTGGCAAGCTTCTCCATATCAACGCGGGGCAATCCACCTCTTGGCATTACCACAAGAAAAAGGACGAGCACTTCCACGTTCAACATGGCAGGCTCGTCCTTTACTACGGGGAAGATCTAGATATGAATCGCGCTGAGGTTGTGACTTTATATGAGGGTGAAGGTTTTCACATTCCAGTGGGTTTGATTCATAAGCTAGTGGCTCCAGTGGAGACAGTGGTCCTTGAGATCTCTACTCACTACGAAGACTCCGACAGCATCAGGCTTAACTAAGTTACTGCTTGGACTGTTTGGCGTCCTCTCGAAACTCCTCAATCAGTTCCTCAAGCCCCTGCTTGTCAGCTTCAAGGCTGATGAGCAGTTCCTCGAGTCTCTTGTGAAATCGGTCAGCACGCGACCAAGCTCGGTTGCCAATAGACTGTGGCTGTATTGCGCTAAGCCTGTCACTGATAGCCTCGGACTTTCGGTCCAAAGCCTTGACCAGTTTGTCCATTGCTTTCTGGGCGAGCCTCAAAGGGCGGAGTGTTTTAATCAGGTTCATGGTCTTGCTTTCAGTTCTGTGAGTTCTTGGGTGAGGTGGTCAACTTGGACTTGGAGATTCGAATACTTTCGGGAAAGGTCCAAGTAAGCATGTTGAACTGCTGTATGTCTTTCCAAAGTATCCAACACTGCGTAGGCCTGTCGTGTGTCTACCTCCTTGGTGAAACTTAACAGCGTCACCCCCTTGTCGTTTTCGATTGTGTGTTCTATTGAATTATATCTCATGGCTATCTTTGTGTTGGTAGGTTTTGTGTGCAATCCCGACACGATTGCAAGTTACTTTTTCCATCTGTTCTAGGTCGGTAAGAATCTCATCGAGCTGTTTTGCTTGCAACTGAGTATAAAAACTCACCAGCAAAGTCTTGTAGGAGATCCCCGGATTCTCCCGGATTTTCCGTTCTACGTCCGCCGACAGCTGGGACATAGGGTTTGGCCCCGAGGATGAGAACAACAACCTCAAGCTCTCATCCACAGGATCTAGGTATTCCCTGGCCGCCTCAAAATCCTGCACGGTCAACCTAAGTTCCTCCCTCTCACTCAACGCGATCAGCATCGCCACCTTCAGCAGATACTCCGGCTTAGTCCTGAACCAATTCTGCATTACCATGGACAGTTCGTTGACTGTCATATAATAATTCTTGTCATACCATTTGGTATAAACCCCGTGGATCTCATCCCACTGAAACGGACCAGCAATTTTATGTATCCGTTTGAGTGCATCCACACACCTTGTCCAAGCATCAAGCTGTGCCTTGCTGGTCTCGAGGATCGCCACCGGAGGCCCCGGTTGTCTCGAGTAAGCAAACACACACCTTCTTGTAAATCCGGTGTCAATCAGGTTGGCCTTCTTCAAACTCATCATTGTCTCAGTGGTCAGACACCCCAAGATATTGATGTATGGGTTAGTGACAATATCATGCCCTTGGTTCTTTGTCTTGGTCCCAACCTCGTGCGCTCTATACGCCTCCGTCAAGAACGGAATCATCTGAGTCGGCTCCCCCGCATTTAGAAAGTTAATAAGCTCATCACAGAATAGATTGAGATGCCGGTAGAACCTTGGCTCCTTGTCCCCTGGCACCATAAACGCCAACTTGCAAGGGCTGTCCTTCTCCCCCATGAACTGAGACAAACTCTGCTTGGTCATCGAATCACTCGACATTGGGATCTCCTTCGAGAATGTAGACAACATAGCCTGCGCCATGTCCTTTGCAAAGCTCTTGGTAATCCCAGCCGCACCAACCAGAAAGATATACATATTAGTATAGATCTGGAACTTGCTCTGGTCTACCCACACCTTCCGCCCCGTCACCCCGGCCAGCAAATTCATAGCCGCCCACTGGTGATAGATCGAGGGTGACTGATTGTCAGAGGAAACTATTTTATAATCTTCAAGAAAGCTCATAGATAAAAGATTGGAATGTTAAGTTCACCAGCGATTCTTTCTTCCTCCCGAACACCCTTTGATTTCCCATATCCATCTAATCTCAACACAATTAGAGCATCACAAGACCTAAGAAGTCTAATACTTAGCTTTCTCCAATAACTCCAATCCTGTGGACAATTAGAAATCTGCTGCACAATATGTCCTTGAGTCAACGGACTTACAACCATATACCCTTGTCTGATAAGATCGGCCAAACTCTCGTTCACCAATCTCATCCTAAACCTTACGGTCTCAGGATCATCCGACGTATAAGGGGCTGCTAGATAAATCAACTTACCTTCAAAGACTTCTGGCATTTTCATAACGGTTTCTGTGGTCAATAGTATTGACAAGTGGAAGCTGGGGTTAGAGAGACGAAGGATGCTTGAAGGGGAACGAGGTCCGAAGAGAGGGAGTCATACTCGATAGACGCCTCAAGTCCGACAGGAGGGTTTGACCAGAAGGCGATCTTTTCTTGATGCGATAGGCCACCCGCACGGAATATCCTGCCTTCTGTAGTGAGGAGTTCCACTCCAGCAGCCAGTCCTTTTGGAGCACGAGTAAGAATATCGCACTCCTCGTATACGCCGACAATGGGGTATTCGGCCTCGAAGCGATCTTTGACTTTGAGGAGACAGGGCCATCTGTTGTCTTGGTTTCCACAATTGAACTGAAGTCCATAAGGTTGGGGAGTTCTAAGGATCGAGCCCTCAAATCCTTCTGAACGAGATGCCGAGTAATGGAGTTGAACATCTTGGTAAGATTGCGCAAGCTGGGTCGGGACAATAAAGGTGGAGGGGGATAGGATGTGAGGGGCAAGATGGGTGAGGACGGCATGGCGTTGTGGAAAGGTGAGGTTGAGGTCGGTGGTGACGAGACAGTCGAAGATGTGGTATTGAATAGAAGGGGTGTCGGGAGTGGGGGATTGGCGGGTAACTGCCATGGCGGAGAGAATGCGTTGGCGTTTCCAGCCGTGATGGTAGAACTCTCCGTCGAGGATGATGTTGGGAGGGAGGGAGTATAGGTGGGAGAAGGAAGTTAGGAGGGATGGGTGCCAACGGTTTTCATCTCGGGATTGGAAGGTGTCGAATGAGGGGAAGCAGATGGCACGGAGACCGTCGAGCTTTGGTTGGATGTGTAGGGGGTAGGTTATGTGGTGGAGTTTGTCCTTGTGGTTGAAGGCGAGCATGGGTTTCATGGACGGAAGAAAGTGAGGTAGAGGATGGAAATGGCGGTGGCTATTGAGGTGGCGAGGAGTATGAGGAAGCCGAAGAGTCCCCAGAAGGATACCATGCGGTGGGGGAATCGGTAGGAGAGATAGGTGGCAATGCCCATTGTGAGGGCTGTGGAGAGAAGGAGGAGGATAGTGAGGTGGTTCATTTGGAGAGGTGGAAGGTTAGAAGGATGAGGAGGGTGATGATGAAGAGGGCGAGAATCCAGCAACCGAGAGGGGACTTGGGTGGTGGAGTAGGAGGTGGTTGTAGGCGGGAGAGGAAACGGTCAGGGAGTGGGAGTGGTAGGTTCATGGGCTGGAGAGTTCAAGTTTTTCTGAGTATTCCTTTGAAGCTTTATCTTTTAGCCCAGAAAGGATTAAGACGATTCCAAGGACAAACATGGTAGAGATTAATATTGGTATGATAATAGTGATGAGGAATGTTTGTAGCCCTTCCCATCCTTTGTTAGTGAAGTAGATGAGGCAGCCAAAAACAATAGGTGATAAGACTAATAGGATTCCGATGAGGAGCGGTGTGTTCATGGGTGATGTGGGGTGGTTGGGGTTGGTTCTTGAATTGGCTTAGGGCGGAAGAATTGACCTTCTGGGCCACAGCGTGTCTTGAAATATAAGAAGCGTTTTTTACGCTCTTTATAGCAATTGATTCCTTGGTAAGTAACTTCTCCAGTTACGGGGTTGACACTTCTAATAGCTAGTCTGGTGCAAGTTGGACTCCCCATTATGGATAATTGATGGGATATGCAGTCTTTGCAGATAGGCGGGTCTTTAATGTTCATTGCTTTCCTTTCTTTCCGGCAATGTATGCCGTGACAAATTGCAACTTGAACGTCTCGTTCTATCCCTGCCCTCAAGCAGTGCTTCCGCTTCCTTGCGAAGCTCCTGATCCGGGTCGGCGATCTTGGGAGGATTCGTTCGGCATACAGTCCTCGCAGGCTGCCCAGCCATTGCCGACAGCACGCGCTCCAGGCCATCCGCAGTAGTCGCACATGGTATGTATCGGCGGCGTGACCTTGGCCAGCATCTCTCGGGCACGGGTGATGTCTTCGCGCAGGCGCTCCACTTCTTCCGCGCCTTTATACTCGCGGAGGAGGCGCATAGTGGCGCGATGAATGTCTTCCAAGTGCCTGATGCGGTTCAGCGCTTTCGTTGCCCATGTCTCTGAGCCCATAGGGATTCCCATGGATTGCAGATGATCTAGCAAGCGCGTGAATTGCGCGTCTGCATCGGTTAGGTGAGCGAGACGGAATGAGGCGTTGGGCAGTGCCTCCGCCGTTGTTGTGGCCCGAAACTTCACAAGGCTTTCCTTGTCTACTTCACTTTTTGGCCGCTTACAAGCAGACCGAACAAGGCGCGGCACATCAACAGGAGGGGCCGACGTAAGCGATTGAGTTGATTCTGTGTTCATTGCTTTCCTTTCTTTCCAGTATTCAATTGGGTTCATAAGTAGGCGGTTGGTTTGGGTTAGATTGTGCCGACCTCGAGGGCTTTCCATGAGGTGCCGTAGGCGCCCTCGTATGGGATGGTAAGAGTGATGCCAGCGATGGTTATGGGGTTATCGAAACAGGTTCGGATGAGGGGGGTGGCTAGGTTTGTGTAATGGGAGGGGAATTGAAAGACAAGGGCGTCGTGGACCTGGATAAGGGGTTCGACGAGGAGACGTTTGGGGAAGGTGGGATGACGGTTGTCGGGATGGCGCCAGAGTCGGAGGATGCCAAGGTTGATAGCGTAGGAGGTGTTGTGTTGGGGGTTTTGGGAAAGCCCGGAACGGTGGGTGCCGGAGTCGTGGAGGCGGCCAAGGAAGTTGCGGGTGTGACCTGAGGCGGCGGTGAGGGAACCAGTTGTTTTGATCTTGGTGATGACTGAGTTCTGCCAAGTCTCGAGGCCAGGGTAACGGAGTTTGTAGAAGCGCTGTAGGTTGGCGGCTTCTGCGGTGGTGATGGTGACTGGCTCAGGGAGATATTTCCAGGAGTCCTCGAGGACACCTTGAGCCATGGTAGTTGGGGAAGTTTCGTAGTTGGTAGAATGCTGGGCTTTTTTGCAGGCGAAGTAGAGGAACTCCCATGAACCGGTGGCTTTGTGGTGGGCTTCTGTTTGTCGGCAGAATTCTGCCATGGCAGTTTGGGAGGCAGAGGCTATAGAAGTGCCGAGGGTGTAGAGGGCAGCAATGATCTTGGCGGGTTTGAGTCCGGCTTGGTAATCAAGGAGCATGGTGGGGTCTCCAAGGGCAGCGCACTCAGCTGCGATGGTCCAACCGTCGGCACCGGCTAGGTCGAGCTGACCGATGAAGTAACCTTCGTCCGGGATGTAGTATTCCCGAATGTCTTTCATTGCGGTCTGCATGTTGATCCCGGTTTTGTCCAGCCACTTGGAGCAGGACATACGGAAGGTGATGGTGCCAGCGACGGAGGTGGAGGCATGGATGCGGTTGCCCTCAGGGATTTCAGCTACGAGTTGTTTTCTAAATCCGTCGAGTTGCTTCCATTTGAGGATGCAGTAGATCAGTTGGGAGTCGGAGGAAGTGTAGAGTTTAAGGAGGGCGCCTTTGTCCGTGGTGAGCTTGGAGGTCTTGCGTCGACCTTCCATCTGGTATTGACGGGGGAAGGATAGTCGGTTGTAGAGGACATCGCAGAGTTGCTTGGGAGAGTTGCAGTTGAGGTGAACACCGGCTAGGGTGTCGATCATAGCTTGGTATTCTGCTTGCTTGGCTGCGAGCATTGGGACCTCAAGGGCGATAGCCTCTCTGTCCATGCGGACTCCACGCTTCCCCATATACATGACGGGATAGCAAAGGGCCAAGGACATTTGGTAGTGGGCTTGGGCAGCTGGGGAGAGTTTGGCAAGTTGGTCGCGTTGGGCAAAGGCAATCTCGAGGGTGACAGCTGCATCCTTGGCGTTGTATTCGTAATAGACTTGTCGGTTCTTCGAGGAGGTCTCGTGCTTGTAAAAGGGTTCGAGAGTGAAGATGGACGCTTGAGTGCCAAGGTTGCGGGGGAGTTCAGGCTCGAGTTCGGCTATGGCAAGGAGAGTGTCGTGGACTACATTACGACAGCGGGCACCCCACTGCTCCGCCATGACTAGCATGTCATAGGTGAAGTTCTGACCGACGAGGGGAATGTCTGGGTCGGCACAAACTCGAAGGATCTCCTTGAGAATAGGGGCGAACTCCTCGGGGGAGTATTCCTCGACTGGGATACAGATGGCTTCGAGGGGGTCAACTGAGAAAGCGATACAGGTGATGCCGGTATGAATCCAACCCTCGATGTCGATCGAGGTCCACTGACCGGGCTTGATGGCCTTGAGCCAGTCGATGTATTGAGTGGGGGTAAGGTGGGTGAGGAGACGCCGGGCTGGAAGGGAAAGGGTGGGGGACTCGGATTGGGTGAAGGCACGAGAGAGGTCGAATCTGAGAAGCGGGTAACGCTCATAGCGGACTATCACATCGGAGGGATCGTAGGTGATGATGCATTTGTAACCAAAGAGAGGGTTACCTGGTTGATCACATACGAACATGGTGCCACGCACTCGGTCAATACCAACGTCGTCACCATCTTTCTTAGGGACAACGAAGCCAGCAGCACGGGTGGCCTTGTCTCCTAGGAGGACACAGATGTTGGGGGAGAAGGTGGCGAGTTGCTCCTTGAGTTCTTCCCTTGAATTGGAGGCGGACCACTCAGAGGTCTCGTTCCAGTTGTTGTTGAAGAAACCTACAAAGGAAGCGGAGCGGACTAGGCCGACTTGACGAGCGGCCCCGAATACAATGTCACCGAGGGAGCCTACTAGGGGACGTTTGTTGTCGGCGTCTTGGGTAGTGGGTGAGTGAGCTATGAAGGCTACCCGCTGGGGGAGTGAGATTTGTGGAGGTTCGTTTGGGACTTTCATGAGGGAGGGCTAGAGAGAGGTTTAGAATTAAGTTGCCCGTCTTAACAGGGACGGAGCCGAGACTGGCAGAGGTCTAAGGAGCAACAACAAACCTTTTGACTTGACTTTGTCTAGTGTCTAATGAGGATGCATCGGGTCCCGTGTTGGTGTCTCTCCAACCACTTAGCTAGACAAACTTGACACGGCCATGGGTGGCGGTGAGGTAAGTCTGTTTGACAGACTCAACCAGGTGAGGGTAGTGAAGGTCGGAAAGCTCGGAGGCTATGACCTGACGACCGAGGAGGATAGACCCACAGACCAAAGAACCACCCCCTGCGTAGGGGTCAGCCACGATTTGGCCGGGGCGAGTAATAGCCTCAATAATCCGTTTGGTCATAGCGAAGGGCTTGGCAAATGGGTGGCGATATTTGGTCCGCTCGGGAGTAGCGTCCGCAAGTTCCCAGCCCCTCGAGAAAGCATCAGTAAACCTAGCGTCTCCCTTGGACACGAACATCACGGTCTCCATGCCTTGAGCTGTGTTTTTGTTGGCAGCTCGATTGCGGATCGATCCTGACTTGATCCAGACGAAGGGCCAGGGCTGGACAGTGAATCCCACCTTCTCAAACTCGTCCCGGATGAAGTCGTAGTTGGAGACATTGGAACCTTTGGGTCGATACCATGGATCGTAGTAAAACGCGCAGTAACTACGGTCACGAAGCACACGCATAGCCCAAGCTGCAAACTTGGGAACCAGTTCCCGGTTGTAGTCTACGTCGTGCTCCACCTCAATACGCTTGAACTCAGCCTCGTTCTCCATGTCCAGATTCGCCACGTCAATAGCATAGGGGATGTCAGTATGGATGGCATCTACGGACTCATCTGGGAGTGCCCAAGAATCTGAGAAGGAATCTCCATGGTGGAGGATAGCCCCGAGGTTGATGGTCAGGGAGGAGACAAGTGAAGATGGAGACTCCGCCGGGATCGGGTTGGACAGGTCGAGGTTGGAGATGTCTAGTGGGGCCACACTCGTAAGTGAGGACTTGCGAGGTTGGTGCTTGCCACCCATTGGGATGATGTTGTCGAGGATGCCAGCTGACTCCTTACCGGGGGCAGTCTGTCCAGCGATAAGCAACGAGGCATTGCGTTGTGCAGCCTCATCCGCTTTGCGATTCAAGAGAAGGGACTGGGCACGCTTGAAACTTTCACAAGCAATAACCTCCTCGTCCCCACTGAGGATACGCTCTGCCACTGGGATGACGTTAGCTACATGGGCATGACTCACACCGAGCAAGTGCCCAGCTTCCCGGACTCCGAACTTCTCATCGAGGGCCGAGGCTCGAGCCGCTGCCTCTTGGTAAATCTTATAAACACTCGTGGTCTTCTCTTGCCACGTCATGTCTAGACGAAAGATGTTTTCGTGGAGTTCCTTGGCGGTGGACTGCTCACCATTGTTGATGGAGATCGGAACCTCGTCGAGGTTCAAGACTTTAGCACTGGTCAATCTGTTGTAACCAGCAATAAGTCTGAACTCAAATCCAGGGATGGAGGAATCAGCTACCACCACGATAGGCTGGATAATGCCATGGGCCTGGATAGATGGGATGAGTTGCTCGTCCCGAAACTTCTGAGTGCGTGGGGTCTCGTCCCTTAGCCTATCAGCTGGGATATAAATTAGATGTGGTGAAATGTAATGTTGAACAGCCATAAGGGAAATTGGTAAGATGTGGTGGGAGAGAAAACACAGGGAGGGATTGGACCTCCCTGTGCTAACGAGGGGGGGAGAACTAGGCTTAGCCAACCACACGAGGGTTGTCGATGTCGTGCTGTTGCTCGCCTTGATACTCTCGGTTTTTAATCGAGAAGCTCACGTTCTTACCCACCATCCCGAAGAGGACACTGTCCTCAATCTGTGATGGCAGGTCGGAGTCCTTGCGGATTCCATAGGCAGCAGCAACCAGCTGCACGATAGGCTTGCGCCAGTCCCAATCTGGGGACTTCTCGCTCGGACTGAGAGAGAAGCGCCGGGTGACTGGGAATCCCGGATTGATGGAAGTCCCATTGATGTCGGGTAGGGACTCAGCAGTGACACAGTTCACCACCAACAGGGGCTTCTTGTCCTTGCTCAGTTCTTGTTTGACCTCTTTGATAGTGAAGACGCCACGCCCAGCTGCCAACACTGGCATTTGAGTGCTGACACCTTCCGTGCTGAATCCGGTTCCAAGAATACTCATAGTATTTGTTCTTTCTAGTTTTTTGTTTTCTTTGCTGTTCTTTGCTTTTAGATGGATGGCAACTCGATATCTGGAAGTCCAATACCTCCAGCGGGTTCCGGTCCACTAAAAAGTGATGTGCCAGTTTGCAGACTGGACCTCGACCACGGAGCAATCGAGGCGACACTCAGCCCAGCCCGCTGCACCGCATCGGTAAGCTGGCGTTGAGTATCCTGAATAGTGTATGCATCGTCCAGTGGGACGTTGATCTTGACAATGTAAGCTACTTGTTTCATGGCTTCGAGAGGCCAAGGTCGGCCATAAGGGTTTCAAGGTTGAGAAGCTTCTTTGGTTCTTCCCAGGCAGAGGTTCCAAGTCCCAGCATGTTTTGGCTTGGACTTGCCGGGGTCTGTTGGATGTAACGGTTGGTGACCATCTTACCACCAATGAACTCGTCCACCTTGGTAAGCATCCACACATCACTAAACAACCCAGCGATGTAGCCTGAGGTCTTGCCAGGAACATTGACAATCTCTCTCACAGCCCCACTCACGTCCTTCTCAATGACTGTGTGACTGTTGAAGATGAGATGCTTGCCATAAGTTTTAGCATCAGTAATCAAGGTATACCAAAGCCCTGCGAATGCACCCCAGTCTTGAATTTCCAACTGACCATCCTTGATCTTGCCAGGTTCCCCGGACATAGGTGGGGCAATCGGCCTCCCTTGCAACACCCTCACCCGGTCGATGAGGACTTCATTGAGGGCCGTAGTAGAATCCACAATCACAGTGTCAAACTCCTTTGAGTTCAACCCCGCGTAAAGCAGCTTAATGAATCTGTTATAACGATCTGCCCTCGGCACTGGCTTTCCATTCTCCACATTCACCGTCTCCCACTGGACGTCAGTCTTAAGCTTGTGCCTCACAACATAATCAACTGCCCCATCCATATTCCCGTCAAGGTCGATGATGTAGGGACGAGGGAACTGAGTTGCCAACGTGGTCTTCCCAACCTTGGGTGCACCAAGCAGGAGTATTGAGTATGTTTTCTTATTCTGTGTTGCTTCGATTTTCATGGTTTTAGTATTATAAGTATTAGTCCCCCAAAGAATAGTAGGACGATGAGTCCCCCCACCACCTGGGGGCCGGCTCCGAGTATCAGCGCCATCATACATTAAGTGGATTCCAGGTGTTGTTGGTGAACTCCCAGCTATTAAGCATCTCAATCCGCTGGGCTGGCTTGGGCAACTGGCACACCTGATGGTAAGGACACCTACCATACTTACTGATACACCAAGTGGTGTGCTTTGGAAAATATCCTACCATCATGTAGTGGACATAGTTGCCAACCAACATACCAATGTCCCTCTTCCACTCCTCAATCATAGCCTCATCGTAGTAGAACACCTGCCGCATGAACTCTGTCTTGTTCACACCTTTGGCCGTCGGTGGCCTCATGTAAAGACAGTTGACAAGTGCTGCTCCGATGGATAAGTCAGGGAAGAGTGACTGGGCAACGGTGACGTAGCCGATGAATTGCTGGGAGAGGGAGAACTGTTCCCAGAAGGTAGGGCCTTCGATGGAGGTTGTTTTGTGGTCAGCTATCATGTAGCGACCTAGGTGGTGGATAATGAGGTCGATGCGTCCAGTCCAGACGATGTCGAGATTGCGGATAAAGAGTGGGGTTGAGGGGTCGTGGGACTCTAGCCAGAGGTGGGGGGAAGGGATAGTGGTGGATAGTGGGAAGTGGCCGAGTGGGTAGGTGAATGGGATTTCTACCTTGTCGGGGTAGGTGGTGATATTGTCGGAAGAGTAGTGGGTGAGGTATTGGTTGATGACTTCGGTGAGTCGGTCCACGTTACGCCAGCCGGAAAGGGATGGGTCGGGGACTCGGGAGGTGTAGTCGGCTACGGCGAGGGCAACGGCGTCGGAAGGGGAGCCGCCTTTGTAGAAGTGGTCGAGGGCTACGTGGAGGGAGCCTCCGAAGATGAGTGGGATTTGGTTGGTGGGAACTCGGGCGAGGCCTTGCTTGTAGTATGTGGCACGGGGGCACTGGGAGAAGGCTTCGATGGAGGAGTTGTCGACATGTGCAGTGTAGTCATCGGGGTGGGATGGGGAGCGGGTGAGGAGGAATACGCGGGGTGAGACTGGGAGAGAGGTTGGAGTGGTGAATGATAGCATGGGATTGGGTGGTGGGGGGTGGGGTTACTCGGCGGGAGACCAGTGGGTGTGGAAACCCTTTTTGAGGTCATAGTATTTAATGGCGCTAGCACCCTTATTTGTCGACCAGACAAGGACTTCGTCGAATCAGTCGGCGTCTGATTGAAGTGGTGTGCTGTCGGAGAGTGGTATCCAAGGAGAAGTGGGTGTGCTCATAAGGCAAAAAGGTAACGGATAAGGAAGTAGATGGACCAGGATATGGTGGCGGCTAGGATGAGGAGGAGGTAGGGGAAGTAGTGGAAGGGGTGGTTCATGTGGGGTTAGGGTTTGGATGAAGTATGGTCTGGAAGACTATCTTTAATGAATTTACCACGAAGGTTTCTCATTGAGATACCAGCAGACTTTAACTGCTCTGGTGTTCGTTGACAAATGCTTATCTTTGATCCCTCAGAGTTTACAAAAAGACTGAAAGTCACCGTGTCTTTTTGTTGTTCTTTCTCTGAGTGTAGTTATAAGATGCTTGATTGCATTGTGAATATCTGGAGTCATGCTTTGACTTTAGGTTTGGGTGGAATGTAGTCGAAGTTGTGACGAGTGTTGATGGTGGGTTCTCTACTTACCGGAGCGCCGTCTGAGCGGAGGCCAGGGAGTTGGTGTGGGTAGGTGGGGCGAGAGCGCCTGGGGCGGTGGGTTTTCATATGGGTGGTTATGGTTTTTTCATGAACAGGTCAAGGGAGAGATTGGAAGCTGGAGCAATGCCAGTGGCTAGGGTCTTGGCAGCTTTGACGGTTTTGGCTCGTGCGGTTTGGGCGGAGCCGTTACGGTGGTTGACCGTGCGGAGGTAGCTGGAAAGCTGGTCCGGGGTGAGGAGGGAAGTGTCGACCTCATAGAGTTCATGCCACATCATTTCGTCGAATGGCTTTAAGGATGGACTCGAGGATTGGGGCGAAGGATTGTTCATTGGTTAGTTGGAATGAGATTAGGTTTTCGGATTTCAGACGGTCGATTAGTGCGGAGAATAGTTGACCCATGACGAGCTGGTAGAATCCCCACTTACGTCCAAAGACGTAGGCAAAGAAGTCCCAGTGTTCAGGGTCAACCCGGACTGTCGTGACTTTCAGGTCTTGGGTTTTCATCAGGCGGTTGGGTTGGGTTGGGGGGAGATTGAAAGTTGGAGATACGGATGTAGATCTCACTTAGGCTAGTCCAGGATGGGATGCTGGGGCGAGTGGCTAGTGCTCGGAGTCCCCAGAGGAAATCGTTTGTCTCGTTGAGTTGTGCCTCGAGTTTGAGAACCTTATCTTGAAGTTTTTGTTTCTCACTAAGGAGAGTAGAAATGTGAATTTGATCAGTGAGAGAAGTTGTGGCGCTCATAGTATTTGATGGGAGTGGGAACCAGTTGAGTGGATTTCTACGTGTGGAAAAGGGGAGATGAGAGAGGTGAGGGTAGGTAGGTCGATGTTGGAGAGGTGGAAGGGACCGGTGAGGACGCCACGCTGAAGCATGGAAGCGAGGGCAGTAATGTCGTCGTGGGTTGTCGTCTGGTCGAGGATGGGGGAGGTTGAGAGTGAAGTGATCGAGATGCCAGCGGCGGTGAGTGGGTTGTCGTCTGGTCGAGAGAAGCGGACAAGGAAGTCATGGCCGATATGGTTGACTGACCAAGGGGAGGAAGGGTGGAGCCACTTGAAAGTGGAGACTATGAGCTGGTGGGGGAGGGAGGGGAAAAGGTTTGAGTGGGAGGCAATGTGTCGGGTGACTTTGCGGAAGTTCTGGAGAAAGGTCCAAGCCTTGACGGGGTGGGTAGAGTGATCGTAAAGGATGGTGGGGGTAGAGGGTAGAGTGGAAAGGAGGATGTCGAGGTGTGGGAGGTAGGCCTCGATGAGGGTGATGGAGGGTGGTGACATGGGAGTGGGAATGAAGAAGGTGGGAAGTGACCATTGAAGGTAGGATGGAAGAGTTCCTACCCTCAAGGGTGCCCCGATACAAAGCCTCGGGGCAAGGCCGGGGGTAGGTTACATTCCCAGAACCGCAAGGGAAGACTTGCGCGCGGCCTCGACTTGCTTGTCGTAGGCCAGGAAGGCGAAGGCCAAGGTGTCCACGAGGGTCTCTTGGGAGGCTTTGTCGCCATCCATCGCTTCCTGCCAAGGCAGGTCACCACATGAAGCGAGGTCCACTCCGAGTGCAGAGAATCCTCCGGTGATGGACTCGGGTGTGTTAGCCCCTTGATTGAGTCCGATGAGGAGGGAGGCCGCCTTGTTGCGGTGCTCCGCCTTAGGTCCGTTGGCGCGGGTGCCGACGGCGTAGTTGATCTTCATGGAGGCGGCAGAGTCTTGGGCGATCTCGTTGTATTTCGGGAATCCAAGTTTAGCTAAGGCCAACTTGCCGTATTTGCCTTCATCCATTGGGACTTCAGTGGGGTTGCCGTCCTTGTCTTTGGGGCCAGGTTTGACGGGGCGCTCAACACCAGCAGCGACAAGGTTCTTGCAGAACTCCCGGCGGAACGCCGTGTTGATGTTGGACCAGACGAGCTGGTCGTTAGCGACCTTGAGGGGTTTCTGTCCAGTGAGTTCCTCGAACTCAGCGTCAGTGCTGGGGAGGGACATTGGAACGGAAACCCCCATAGTCTTACGGTTTTCAGTATGCATATTGCTTTTCTAGGTTTGGTTTTTGTGGTTTATTCAGGGGTTAACTCAACCCGAGAAACTTGGTGATGTAAACGCCCAGATGGTGCGTTTACAATTTTAACTATAGCACGACTCGAAAAAACTGCAAGCGGTTTTTGCATCTTTTTTTCACTGAAAAGAATCAGCCCCGAGTGATCCGTCTTGGTCGTGGCTTGCGAGGGTCGAAGACTGGTTCGACTGGACGCAGCTGAAACAAGAAGGCGTGACTTGGGGTTGGCATCTGGGCACCATGGGGGAAAAACTGTGTGCATGCAGGCGGTGTGACCATACGATTGAAGGAATGGAAGAGCCGGGGCTCAGTCATCTCAATTGGGTATGGTGTGTTGTATGCACACAAAAGGCCACCAGGTTTAAGGTGGTCGACTAAGGCCGAGAGTTTTTCTTGAAATTCCCGGAATGGTGGGGGTGACCATGGTGGGATGGGGATGAACTCGGTGAAGCATATGATGACATCGGCTGGGCCGAGGAAGGAAGCGCGTGGAAAGAATGCCACGTTGTCTGCCTTGGATTCGTAGATGGCTTCGTCCTTTGGGTCACCAAAAACAGCGATGAGGGCACGGCGATAGCTGCGACGTAAGGCTGGGATAATTTCTGGGGACTCTGGGGACAGCACCACGACTCGGATGCCATAGGCGTCGGGGACAAGGTGGGAGATGGAGGTTGTTGGGGTCATGGGCTAGTGAGTTTGGCAAGGGTAGATTCGAGTTGGGTGATCATGGGTTTGGGATCTTCATTGAGTCTCCAATTATTGTAGTTATCATGACAAGTTTGTCCTGTTTGTTGTGTGATGGGACAGTCATTACAAGTTCTTTTATCGTAACTTCCTCCACCTATAGCATAATGACACAGAGAGCAACTAGAACCAGAGAATCTAAACAATTCATCCTTATCTTGTATACTAGGTAAGTTAAATAACTTACTTACCCCCCATGCTTCTCAAGGCTTTCAGCCATAGCTCCTTTCCATTTTTGAATTGAATGTTTAGTGGCCTCTATCGGATTGGACGCAGCGTCCTCTGCTTCCACAGGATAGAACTCTTCTTTCCAGGTTTTAAGGCTCATGGCTTTGAGATGGGGTGGTAATAGTATTTAGAGCGTCGGTGATTTGGGTGATGATAAGGGTGGGGTCTTCAAATTGAAGCCAGTCACGATAGGCTATAGCGCATCCTTGACCTGTGTGTATTGTGAGTGGACACCTTTTGCAGTCATTCTTTTTAAGAGTGTTAGTGTAGTGACAGAGTGCGCAGTCTCTGGTCGACATATGACCATCATCGTCAAGCTCATGGGCTTTAAGTCCATGCTTCTCGAGGTTTTCAGGTGTGCCACCTTGCCATTTGTGTAGACTGTGTCTCAGCGCTTCCTCCTCGGAACCAATGGCTTCCTCGGCAGGGGTTGGGTAGAATTCTGCTTTCCAGGTTTCAATGCTCATTTTGTGCGGGTGTTAAGGTAGATTGAGGAGGCAATAGCCGCCACGATGGCAATGGCTTTGATGATGTAGGTGAGGATGATTCTGAAGTCATTAAGAAGGACTTCAGTCCCATGTGATAAGTGGTCGTTCATTTGGGTTGAAGAATGAGATCGGTCTCGACCAGTGGAAGTTGGAAAAGGCGTTCTAATGTGGCTGTCTTATAGACATGCCAGTGATCAAGCAGATAATTAGGTTCCTCGTCGTAACGCTGTGGAGCGTATTCGAAAAAGACATGGCTGGGTTGAGTGGGGCGAGCCATGATCTCTTGGATCACCGCCTCATCCCCACCCTCAAGGTCGATCTTGTAGATGTCTGCTTCGGGCACCTTAATGGGTTTGATATTCCCATCACCGATGGCCATGGCGGAATTGGAACTGTATGGGTCCTCAATAATCATGACAGGGCGGCCCTTAGTCCCCACGACTCCCTCCCTCACAAGGAACCTGCGACCACAGGTCCTCGAGTTGAGCCTGAGCAGGCGAGCGTTGCGTGGGTCGGCCTCCACGGCGGTGACGTGGTAGCCAAGGTGGGCTGCGATCATCGAGTAATACCCGCTGTTAGCTCCGAGGTCACAGAAGCTAGCCCCTTCTTTCTTGGGAACATCCAACATCTCGATGAAGGCACGGGTGACATGGGGTTCCCAGAACCCGTCAAAGGCAAGATGTCCACCGATTACATAGTCGTCAGCTCGGACAAAGGCTTTGAAGGACTGAAGACAGCGATACATAATGTATCCGTCCATTGGGAGTGGAGAGCCGGCACTGACAAAGGCGGCTGGGTTGCGATAGGTTGATAGTTTCATGGTTGTGGGTTGGAAAAATTGAGGTAGACGTGGGTGTGTTGGTCGACTGGCTTTATGGCGAGTGCTCTTGTTTGACGTGACGTGAGCCAAAATTCTTGCCCTTTGATTATAATAGCCTTTCCTGCCTTTCCATATTGCACAAGGTTAAAGCGTTTAGCTCCCTTGAAAGGGTGGAAAGCAATCTTCATCTGAGCACCTCTTTCTGCTGAGAACTCAAAGACTTTTTCAAGTTCTTTCATTGCCTCCACGCAAATAGAAAAGGCTTCAGGCAAGCACCAGTGGAACCTAATAAAAGCTTTTTCAATGTTGTATGTTTTCATAAGCTTTCTTAGTTAGATTTTGTAAGTCGCTTCAAGCAGCGCACACACCTTACTCGCCACCCGCACAGCCATGGCTGCGTCCGTGGCCCGCTTGAGGGCGGCGTTTGCCTCAGCCTGCGCCGCATCTCTCCGCTCGATGTGCCTGGCCAGAGACTTGTGAGCCTCATCCCAGATCTCTCTCATCGAGGGTGGCAGGTCAGCGCGCGGGGCTCGAGCGGCTTGTGCCTGCTCCCCCGTGACCTGATCCACCTTGTCAGTGAGTTCAAAGGGGGAGACTACCGCAGCCACACCTGTGCCACCGAAGTCCGAGACTTGCTCCATACCTGGAACATCTACATAAACAGTTTGTCTTTCAGTCATATCTTTTCTTTCTAGTTTGGGGGTTTCTTTAGTTCGTTTCAACTCGATCCATCCCCACGGGTGGTCGCCACTCTTTGGTGACCACCGGGATCACCTCGCCTTCTTCTCTTCCACCCAAGAAATACATCTTGGGGGAAACCGTATTACCCTCAGCGCAATGCTTGTGGGTGGTATAGCCAAGCCCGGCTCGAGCTTGAGACACCGGGTCGATCATGGACTTATTGCAGACAGTGCAGGTTTGCATAGTAGTTGTGTGGTTGGGTTTGGATTAACGGCAGGCTTCGATGAGTGTGGCCCACTCTTTAATCAGTTTGTTGTCATGAATGTCTTGGAGTCTTTGTAACGTGGGTTGCCAGTTGATCAAAAACTCTTTCAACTCTTTATGACCTTCACCAGGCCTGAGAGCCCCAATGAGACTCTCAACATTCCTGTCTTCCATGAGGGGCTCATACTCCTCATCAGAGATCAGGCACCCAACAAAACAACTATTGATACCTTGCCTGTATTTACAAGATCTGTTAACCATGGCCCTACACCCTTGTGTCATCGCATGTTCCTTGACCCAGTCAATGACTTGATCCCGAGTTTTCAATTCTCTTCTTTGCTCTTTCGTGATGTTCATTTTCAATCTGCGGTTGGTTTGCTCCGCTTGAAGCCTAGGGGCGGGACTGTCTCGTCCCTAGGCTCGTAGCGAGTCAAAGACTCCAAATAAGGTTAGACCAAAACTTGTGGCCCTCTGGTGACTCGGCCCACTTAAAGGTGTATATGAGAGCTTGTTGAAGACTCTTGTATTCTCCTCCTTGTGGGTAGCTTACCGCCCCATTATAGAGCGCACGATACCGAGTTTCGGGATCTTTGAGCTTCATAAACCAGTAACTCCAATGCTCCCTTTTTGGTATATTTTCTTTTTTCTTTCTCATCTTTGTTTTTGGTTTAGTTATCCGCCTTGTTAACCACAGAAAGTTCACTCCAATCCAACCATACCTTTGTCCTCCCGAAATAAAGTTTTAATTGGTAAAGCCTTCCTCGGTTTTTTGAACGGTTTAGAAAACTCCCACCATTCAGACCCATCATATTGCCCTCGCCACATCTTTTGTTTGTCTTTAAAGACAATCACCAGATCTTCAGCAACTTTCTGTAATCCATAGCCGTTATCATACTCTCGATTAGCAAGGACACAAAACTCGTCCCAGGTGCACTGGTGCCCACTCTCCTCAGAACCAATAAAAATGATTTGATCTGGGGTGTGTCCACTTTGAGTTATATATTCAATTGTTTCTTCAAGCAAGTTCATTTTCTTTTTCTTTCTTTCTTCATTGTTTTAGAGTTGTAAAGCGGCTTTACAACTCGGAGAGTGGGTCGGACTGAATCCGGAGGGCTTCAGCGACGGTAAATGTGGGACGTGGTGGATAACTCATGGTTTTTATGTGGTTTGGGTTTAGTTATGGGTTGTGGCCCAGAGGATGAATGGGGTGGCAAGGGCCAGGGTGGCAGCTATGATGGCTGCGAACCAGGCAAGACGGTCTTCGAGAGTGGGGGACATGGTGGTGATTAGATGTGGTGGATGAATGAGATTTCGAGTGGAGTGCCAGATGAGGTGGTCCATCGTTGGTACGTGAACTCATAGGCCTCGTCCTCTTTGAGAGACTCAATGAACAGGAAGCCAGCGTCGATGAGTTTGGCTTTTATGAAAGCGTAGCTAATGTAGTCTGAATTGTTGTGGGCGTAGACCTTGAGGTCCACGTCATTGAGGGAAAAGCCCTTGTTGAGGCACGATCCCGCGAGGGCAACGTGGAACTCGGGGGCGATGGCTGCCTCGACAGCTTGGGCGATCTCGAAGGCTTCGTAGCCAGAGATGTATTGCCACTCGTTTGTTAGGGAGCGCAGCCATTGTTTGGCGACTGCCCGGCTGATGGGATGGTCGCGAGTCTGGATGATCCATTCCTTTACGAGGCGGATCGCAACCTCTCTGTCTTCGGAAGAGAGGGCTTCAATGGCGACCGGGTCTGGCAAGGCAGTCAGGTCGTTGGGGTCGGCTTCCGGTGGGAGGAGTGTGAGGAGTATATCGTTTTTCATGGTGTGTGTTTTGTTGGTTTGGGTTAGGGGAAGTCCTAACTCATGGCTGGGAAGTCAGTGTGGGGGGGTGACTTCCCAGGGGATGAGTCAAGACTCGGGGAGTGGGGTGCCAAGTGGGGCTGTGAAGCTCTGGAAAAGGTCCAGGGTGTCCTCGTCCCAATTATATTGGTTGTAAGTCCTGAACATAACGACTCCAGTTCCTTCTTGGTTGATCAAAAGGATCCAAGTAAACCCGTGTGGGGTTTCCCGTGGTCTTGAGACTCCACCAGCTCCGTTAGAGCTAAAGGCACGGTTGAGTGTTAAGGCAGCACCCAGGTTTTCAAGGTTGACGGGGTAGGTTATCGAGGTTTCAACGATTTGCATACTTTTGTGTTGTTTTTGGTTTTTTACCTAACAATCCCCATTGCCTTGAGAACTTCAGCCAACTTGGCGTCCAGTTCCTCGCTAGGGGTGAGCTTCACTCGGCGGGGCTTGACTGTCCCCTCCGGCTTGGTTGGGGCTTCTGGCCCCTTGCTGAAGGTTAGCCCTTCCACGTTTGTGGAGTGGACTTCCCGTGGTCCCAGGGCGGTTTCGCCCCAGACATGAACCCCGTCGGTGGCGACGGGATAGAACTCGTGGCCCGTGGAGGTTAGCCGATAGCTGGCTACCTCGGGCCATACACGGACCAGGTAGGGGAGGCGGAAGTGGTGGGCGGCTGCCCACTCTCTCACATCTGCCATGGTCCTGACCGTAGTCGGCCGCCACTCTGGGGTGGGGTCGACTACGGTCTCGTGGGGTGCTGGGGCCTCAGGCGCTTTGGCCACTCTCTCCGGGGATTTGAGTCCCAGGTCCAAGAGTGCCCGCTGCAGCTTGTAGTCCAGTAGCATTGACTGCCGCTCCTCAGGTGTTTGCCCGGCTGGGGCAGTATGCTGTCCAAGTCTTGTTTTCATCTTTACTTTCAAACTCTTTTACTCGGGGCCGAACTCCGGCCTACCCACATTATAGCATACTCTATCCCAATGTCAATTTATTTTTGCATCTTTTTTTCACTGACAAAACCATCCTCCACCTGCCCTTCCCTAGCTCGCTACACGTGCAGGGAGTTGTCAAGTGGGGTGACAAGTGGGAAGTGGGGAAAGAGGTGGGGAAGGTGGATAGAATTGCATCAACTTTTCTGAGGGGGTGGCGCTTCACCTGCTCCACTTTGGTGGGCGCGGGGGGGGGGGGCGGCGTGTGGGGTTTGGGTGTTTAGTTATATTTACTTATATATATATATATCTCTATATATTATACTATATTATATATATATCTCTATATATTATACTATATTATCTATATATTCTTTTTTATATATTCTTTTTTATATATTATACTATATTATACTTACTTATAAGAGGGAAAGAACATGAACTAGCTGGGACAATGGGCGGGGAAATGGACGGGCGGGTGGGGGAGGTAGCAATACCACCTCGTTCGGAGGAACTTGCATCAAATTCGGGGGGGGGGGGGGGTTGCTCCGGGGGGGGTGGGGGGGGGGGGGGGGGGGGGGTGGTGGAGGGGAGGGGGGGGCCTCCTCCAAGAGCTCTGAATACTAGTCGAATCCAGTGAGAATGCCGGAAGAATACAGGGAGGAATGCAGGGCTACACGAAGCGGACCTGAACGCACTATGTCTCACGGACACATGAGAATGAACGAACCCTGAACGACTGCATGCTGCACTGCAGCACTGCCATGCAGGTACCGTCCCGTAGTGGTACACTCCCACCCTAAGCGGAGCCCTTGGGCACTCGGAGCGCCAACGGCGCAATGTCCCGCACACTTACCTTTTAGCCCAGGAACAAGAGAATGGATAGTTCTACGAAAGAAAGTCAGAATAACAGAGTTTTTGAAATCTTTGAGAAGGCACTAAAGAGCCCAGTGAAGACTAAGGCCCTTTCTTACAAAGACGCGGTGAAATTGCGGAAGACTCTCTATAACGAAAAGAAAACAATTCTGAACAACGCGCCGGAATTGCTCGCGACTTGGAATCACGAAATTCTTTTAGAACCGGTCTTTCCCGAAGGCTTTGCGGACACTCTCAGCGTGAAGGACTTGCCGCACAAAGTGGTGATTCAACGCAAAAACTTGTACGTTCTCTCTTCCTTCAGCGACCTCTTCGAGGATTAAGCATATGTCTAAGGATAAGATTTTCGACCTCCTTTTGGATTTCAACTCTAGTCCGAAGGAACTTAAGCGGCGGATTAAACGTGCCGAGTCCCTCGTGGCGGAAGCAAAAGCCAGTGCGGCTATTCGCTCGCAAAGCGAATTTCTCGCAAAGGTTGCGCTTAAGATTGAAAACAGCGCGCAACAGTACGACATCAACAATTACCGCGTCGTGCATTATTTCCAAGCTCGCAAGTGCGAGGAATGCGAAAACTCTTCAATGGAAGATGCGGGAATTTATTTTGTCCACCGCGATACGAAAGAAAGTTATTTGGCAAAGGACCAGCTTTCCCAAGAAGTGGATGAAATCCATCTTCTCGAAGCAAAAGCCTGCATCTGCTACTCCTGCAGGCAGAACCTCCTCAAAGCTCGCTTTAGCGAGATGCTCTTTTCCGACCCGGATCGCTAATTCCCCTCCACACAAACCCACAAACTTAGGAACTCCCAATGAACTCCATTTTTAAAACCGAACTCCAGCATATTGAAACATTCGGAGTCGAACACACTTTTCAATATATCCCCGACCAATATTTGCGCATTTTCAGAGCCGGAGCCCAGGCAGTTAAGTATTCCCGTAGGAAAGAAATTCTTGCAAATAAGAGGAAATTGGAGCAACACGTTATAACGTGGAATGCCCATTGCTGCGATATCCACGAAGGGTTCATTCCCAGGCACTTGGAGTATCTTCGTCATAAATTGCATGAGTACAATCAAGGTATGTTCAGCGACTTGGGAGTACGCAACTGCACACAAAAAGTAACGATTTTCCAAAATATGTGGAAAAAGCGAATCTCTCCCATTCTGAGGGGCGACATGCGTCCTCACATCCACTACGATTGCAGTTGCGTCGAACTCTCCTCTCCTGTCTTTCAAAACTTGCAACAATTCTCCCATTATGGAAATCTCCTCAAAATGGGGGTTGATCCTGAACTTTTCACCTCCCACGATCTTTTCGGAAATTCCGAATGCGGAAATGGTCAGATTAACATTGGCACATTCACATATAACGAGGCGAACTATCTCTGCGCACAGCTAAAAACAGTTCTGACTCTTTTCCCTTGCCTTAGCTTTGCTACATCCGAGCCCGGAACTCACACCGATATCTGCCCTGTCTTTGCCTTTATGGTAAAGGAAACAGATAGCTCGAACTACGAAGACGCTCGAATTGAATGCCGTTCCTTCGACATGTTCGATTCAACGGAAGAAACGGCAAAGGCTATCATCCTCATGGATCGCCTTGTGGGATTTGCCGGAACCTTCCCGAATCAAAGAAAAATCACAATATCCGAGCATTGCTGGGCCTGGCAAAATGCCGTCACAGTCTATGAAGCAGACTGTCAAGAGCAGTTTAAAACCCTCCTCTATTTGCTTGGCCTTAAGCCCACTGACTACCGTTTCATGTCCAAGCGCATCTCCAGCTGGTATGCCGATTAGGGGTATAAAATCTGGGAAATAAAAGAAGAAAAGGACGATCTGGTCAACGGCTTTGGCTATGAAAGTGAGCTCTAAACCCAACCTCCCCTAATGGTGAAATTGGTAAACACAGCAGACTTAAAATCTGCCCGCCTTAGCGTTGCCGGTTCGAGTCCGGCTTAGGGTACCAATTTTCCTTTATTTTTCCCTCTATATGTTGGTGTTAGTGAGTGACAGTTAGGGCATAGGATTCTGAATGTCCAACATGGGTATAAGGTTAAAGACAGTGTAGGCAGTAAATTAACAGCTAAGTATCATGTTTATCAATTGAACCAATAACGAAAAGTATTAATAATGTCTCATCCTAAGCTCACTCAGTTCAATATTACTCCTGCTCAGCTTACGACGCTGACAGATATGAAGCAGAACGGCACTACAGGTTACTACAAGGCCCCTACATGGGGCGCTTTGGTTAAGAAGGGCCTGGTGGACCTTGTGCGTTCTACGGTCAGTACGAGGCTTACAGTCACCCCTATTGGGGAACGAGCCGTGACCGAGGTTCACACAAGTCTGAAGGAATTGCTCCTGGACTTGCCTAATCGTACGCAAGAGATGAAGCTTTTTGGGTACGACGGAGAGCCATACATGGCCAAGGTGCTAGTTCCTGATCAGGGTGACCACTTCGAATTCAAGTTCCTCACGAACTTGGGTTATTTGAAGACCACCAATGATATTACGTTCCGTACTACGGAGAAGTATGACGAGGTTGTGAAGTCTAAGGGCTTTGCAAATCGTCAGTACATCTTATAATATTAGGGAGAGAAATCTCCCACTCGGGACTATAGCTCAATCAGGTTAGAGCACAATCCTTATAAGGTTGCGGTTATTGGTTCAAATCCAGTTAGTCCTACCAATTCAAAATGGAGTTTGTCATGCAGTACACAGAAATGCAGAAGTTGAAGGATAATAAGGACAAGATTGATTTGCTTCTTGCCTTTGCTAGAAAGCAAACTATTTGTTCTGTGCACACTTACGACTTAAGTGCGTTTGATTGTGAAACAACATATACAAAGCTTTCTAAGGAAGAGATTGATCAACTAGTCTACAAGTATGTAGGTATTGATTGGGCAAAGCTTCAAAAAGAAATGCTTCATCAACTAGGTATTGAGTAAATGTTTGAAGTAAACCAAAAGCAAATGTATCTGAAGGTCTTTGGACGTAGAGTTAAAGTCTCTAATAGTCCACAAACTGTGATGTACTTGGCTACTATTCTAGCTGTAGCATTTTCAAAGGAACAGGATGATTCAAGCACCTGAAGTAACTATCGCTCAGTTGAGAAAGCTTTTGGCTGCTGAAAGAGAAACAATTACTAAGCTTACTGGTGAAGAAACAATTGTCTCAGCAGCTTTGAGGCTTGGTCATCTTATTGTCTCTGCTCCACCACCCGCAAGGCATCACACCCTAATAAATGGCTTGGGCCTTGCCACTGGTGTTCCAAGACTTACACATATGGATGACCAGGGATTCCTAACGAATACAGGAAGATGGGTAGACCGTACAGCAGCAAAGCAAATTGCTATTGCAAATGGCCAGCTTATTCCTGAGTCATGCACGGTACAAGGTGACGAACTTTATTCTGAGGATTTGTGGTAATGAATATTGCAGATTTACAAGTAAACGTTCCTTATGCTACTACAGCAGCCGCAAACAAAATAAAGGCATGGGCTCGAAAAAACACAGCAACAGTTCGCTTAAATAGGTATGCTCGTGATGCTTATGATGGTGACGTTGTTATCCACTCTGGGCCACTTGATACTTATGAAGCTACTGCTTCCAAAGCCAGTGATCTTAGAAAACTGTTGCACTCCTTGGGATGTATAGTATAGGTAACAGAAATGAAAAGTCTTCCTAAAATTGTTGATCTTCGCAAGCTGTTCGTTCTCCTTCGTAAAGAGATTGATGACGATATGGTTGATGAAGGTGATGATGAGCCATCAATCTATGTGACTATCGGCTGGAATGATAAGACTGGAAATTGGTCTTTTCAGACTGGTGATAACTCATACACTGGTAGTGCATACTTTTACCCACACTGGGCTTGTGTACATATCTATCGTACAGGCAATCTAACTGAGCTAGCTAAGTCTGTACGTGAAGAATTAGGTTCTCTAACTGATTGGAGGTAATCGACCATGGTCCGGGATTTTGTAAAACAAGCGGCTCGGGCCTATCAGCGTAAAGACTCTACTTCTACTCGCTATTTCCTATTTCAAGCGGAATGGGAGATATACGTGCTCGACCGCTTTCACACAGATTCAGATTTAAAAGCTATTAAGTTCTTAATTAAGAGAATATCATGAACATCTTTGTAACTGATGAAGATCCAGTGAAGGCTGCTAAGAATCTGTGTGATAAGCATATCTCCAAAATGATCGTTGAAAGTGCTCAAATGCTTTCAACTACTCATTGGATTCTTGCTGGTGGCTGTCCTGGCAAAGAAATTTATAAGGTTACTCATGAAAATCATCCCTGCTCCAAATGGGTACGTGAATCCGACGGCAACTACCACTGGTTATGGGAACATGCAACAGCTATGTGTTACGAGTATACACGTAGATATGAGCGTATTCACAAGACTGAAGCACTCATTCAATGTCTACGTTGTCCCCCAAATGGAATTACAAATTATGGCCAAAATGTGCAGACACATTTTGTAGTCTGCTTCTTCTCCAAAGATCCTGAATCCTTTAATAAGTGTTTCGTCCCTAATAACCCTGTTCAAAGCTATAGAAACTATTACAAGCTAGACAAAGCTCGCTTCGCTAAATGGGCTCATAGTGATGCCCCTAGCTGGTGGTAAAGGAAAATACAATGACTCATCATATTGAAATTCGTGATACGGCTAAGTCTCTCATCTGGAAGCGTCTCCTCCTTAACGGTGAGGATCGCACGTACAAGACCAAGGATGAGGCTGAGTTTGTGTTCAAGGCGTGTGGCTTTGACCGTCACACTGACCGTGCTCGCATTGTTGAGACTGCATAATGTTTACTCAAACTAAGCAAGGCTTGATGCATGTTTACCACGAACAATATGTTTGTGTAGATTGTGCAATGTTCATTGCAAATGGAGATCTCCCAGAGGATGGGGAAGATGCCACTCGTCTTCTCTTTGAGTTTGATCGATATGCTCAAGAGAATATTGAGTGGCGTCTAGGTTCTTGTGAAATCTTCTGGAAAAATGGAATTGAGGTCAGAATTGACCTGGAAGAATTGGAATTTTCCTGGGCTGAATGTGACTGCTGTGGAAGTTCTCTTGGTGGTTCTCGCTATCCTGCTCATTTCGTAACACAAGGTTGAATATGTCTAAAGAACTAGCTGAAATGTTTGTGGAGTCAACGGGAGCCCATTTCTTGGATTCTGGCGGGGCATACGGTCGAGCTTGGCAACGACATAAGGAAGCCTGCAAGGACAGTACACCGCTTGATTACTGCAAGTCTCGCCCTGAAGCGATGTTTTGGAGTATGGCTACTAAGTACAAGGAGCTAATGGTCAGTGTTGATCTGTATCATTACCTTGCCCAGCGGCTCTCCTACTGCAAGGACTTGACGGAGCAGTTCCACACTTGGGCAGACAATCAGCCCGAACCCCGTGACGGGTCTAAGTGGACTGGCGACGTTCGTGCTTGGTTAGACGAGACTTCCGAGGATGCAGAGAAGTTTTACGAGGGTAACACCTATAACGATGACAACTGCTTGTCTCAGAACTTCCAGTACCTACTCTGGGAGGATGACGAGACTGACACCAAGTATATTGCAGTTCAGATTCATGGTGGTTGTGATGCGCGTGGAGGTTATACTGACGCACGCATCTTTGAGATTGATAAGTGGGGTGACAATCATCCTGTTTATGACATGCAACGCTGCGGATTGTATGCTAATCCGCTGAATGATGATACGGCGGAAGGGCTAAGCTGGTACTACGACGGGGGAAACTTTGTAGGCGGCAACGGCAATGAGCCCAAACTTTGGGATCTGCCTTGGTTTGATGGCACTGACTTCACGGACACGTATGAAGAGTCAGAGGATTACAATAGCTTAGACCCTAGTGAAATCACTCGCAATGAGGATGGTACTCTTGTTGAGTGTGTAATTATTCTCAAGAATCGCGCGTTTTACTCTAACGGGGAAGGTGTTCTTTACGAACTCTTCCCAGGAATTGACTGATGCCTAAGAAAGTTGTAATTGATAGGTCTAAGTGGCTTAATTGGAGCACTAGATATTCACTAGGCCCTAGTATGTTGTTAGATACACATGGTAACATGTGCTGCCTCGGTTTTGTTTGTGAAGCTGAAGGTGTAAAGCCTGCTGATATGCTTCTAAGGGTTACTCCTAGATGGCTTGAAACAGCTCCTAAAGCACTAAGTAGTGATGGACAATCTACTACACTGACTGAAGACGCAATGATTTATAACGATGATCCTGGTTTTTCAATACTAGGCCGTGAAAAGGCATTGCAAAATATTTTTACTAATCATGGAAAATATGAGCTTGAATTCGTAGGAGAATATCCAAGTGAACATGCATCAAGTAACACCTGAGTCTATTAGAAAGCTTCGAGAGATTCTAAAGCAGCACCAGTATAAGTATATTGAGTCTCAAATAGATACTGCCTCAGACTCTGAAGTAATCATTATGGCTGTTGAACTATTTGAACTGCAGGTTAATTCACCCTTTAATTGGTGTCTTAGATGAGTAGTATACTTATTGGAAGCCAGGCGATGAAGTTCCATGTGCCTCTTAATCGAGAGCCTATGGATATTGATATCATTACCATTGAAGACTCTGGTCTTAGGAAGTGGTTTGATAAGTGGAGTAGTACTTTAGTTAGCCAAGAGGGTAATACGTACGCCTATAAGTCAGATTTCTTTGGTACTTCTAAGTCCAACATGATTGAGGTCCATGAGGCACAGCCTGGAACCTCTTCATGGGATTTCATTCGGCTAGTGCATCTGGACGATGACTCAAGAGTATGTCATGATTATCCAGAGCCCGTCGTTATTCCTTCTCTGAATGCCTTGTTTGCTCTCAAGTCTTCTCATAAGTTCAAGAAGGATTCTCCTCACTTTTGGAAGAACCTGCAAGACTATCATCTAATGAAGGCTTATGGGGCTGAGATTACACCTTATTACAAAGATTTCTATAAGAAGCGGGAGAAGGAAACATACACCTATGCTCATCCTAAGCTTAATGTATCTAAAGATGATTTTTTCAAGGATGATAACATTCAGTATGTATATGATCACGATTGGATTCATACTGTTGTTGCTTTGGGTGATACTCCTGCTTATCAAGCCTTTCTGATTGACCAAGTGAAGGTTTCTAAGGAGCTGTTCATGCAGCTTCCTTTGGAAGTCCAGATTAGAAGTGTGGTTGAGGAAGCTGCAGTTCTAGCTATTGAACGTAGTCTAGTGCCGTTTCCTGGAGGCATGACTCCTAAGCAAGCATGGGCCTTTGCATTCAGCAAGGTTCTTACCTCCATTACCTCGGGTTGGTGGCGAGCTTGGGCTTATGACCATGCTCCTCAGGTGCTAAGAATGTTCCCAGCTGACTACTGGGATAAGTTCCAATCGGCCGCAGCCACGAACCCGGTCTACCACAAGAAGGCAACATGAAAACAATTGAGCTAAAGATACTAAAGCTTAAAGATAAGCGTTCTAAGCTTACAGGTAAGATTAAAGTAATTGATGCCAAGCTGAAAGCTTTCGAACATCAATGTAAACATCCAACCACTAAGAGAATCAATGGAGACTATCTTGGTGGATATGATGTTGCCTGTATAATTTGTAATAAAATCCTTGAGAGGCATTGACATGAAGAAATTCAGAGTTAGTTATCAGGTATGCAGATATGCTGAGTGCTATACTGAAGTAGAAGCTACCGATCGTCAGCATGCTCGTGCTATTGCTAATAATATTCCACAGGAAAAATGGAATATGAGAGATGAAGGAAGTGGTTGGGAATCAACTGAAGAAGACGACTTCCTCGATATTCGTGAAATTAAGTGAATCCTTTAACAAAAGAAATATTGAATACTAATGTCTAAGATTGCTAATATGTGGTGCTGGGTTTGTAAGACTGAAGAGGGCCGTGAGGTTGTCTCTGCAGAGTTTGCAATGAATCGTGACGAGATCTATATGTTTACTGATGGTGAGCATATCATTTCCTCTAAGAAGGAGAAGGGCTGGTTTGCTCAGCTCAAGAAGGGTGAGAACTTCCACGGCCCTTTCCCAACTCGTCAAGAAGCACTATTGTTCGTAAATAGTACTCGTTAAAGAGATTTGCCACCCGAAAGGGTGGCTTTTCTCGGTGTATGAAACATAGAAGTCTTGTACAGGATTTAGAAGGTAATCTACTCTTCTTGCAAATCTTTGAATACTTTGCTGACAACAGCGATATTTACGAATTCTATTTTTTAGTAGATGATTCTGTCTATGCCATCTGGTGGAGCGAACGCTCAAAATCAAGGCAATATCTGGCTTTTGAAAAGGAAAACTCTTTTCCAACAGCTGATGTATTTCTCGGTAATGAAGAGTATGTGATACATTTGACCAAAAGTATAAAAAACTTTATTCATGATTTAGTCGGAGATATCTACATTAATATCTGTGACAATGAAGAAATCTGGGTAAATCATATTTCACAGTTTTTCACCTGCTTAGGGATTACATATGAAAAAGAAGACTGAGTTTAACTATCCTGACTATAAGTCTGTTATTATAGACGGTGTAGAAGTAATGCTTTACCGTTCTCCCAGAGATGGGACTATTTGTATTCAGATTGACACAACTAACCACGGCTCTCCTACTAATGCAGATGGATCTCCTCAAATTAGAGTGTACATTAACGACGAAGATACCTACATTGGTAGAGATGTAGACATTGATTTAGAAGACCACGAAGAAATGCTCCGCAAGCAAATTGAAATACAACAAACCGAGATTATGCGGTTATCACAGGAGGTAGCAGATGCGTATCGTAAAGGATGGACAGAGGCAATTGAAGCAGCAACTCATCGGATTAGGAATGCGATTGACCATGACAACGATTAAGCGTTGGATATGGGTATTCTCAACAGGTCTAGCAGTTGGTCTTATCTTAGGACAACAGTCAGCATACTGGGGAATTATCAAAGATTGTAAGGTCATGGGCATGTTTAGGTATGGTGATGCACCGATGAGTTGTACTTACCACTTAGTAACTATGCCTGTGTACGACTCCATCCCTGTGGAGAAACCTAAGGAAAAAAAGAAATGAATGCATACGAGTCACAAGAAATACGAAACAAATACAAAGTCACATGGCAAGAAGAATACATCGTTGGCATGATCCATAGTCTTGGTGAAGCTACGACAACTCGTGTATTTAAAGCTGCAGAACATAGCAGAGTCATGACACAAGCAACAACACATAAGTATTTGAAGTCAGCCGTGTACCGCAAGATGGTTAAAGAAGTCAAACTCAAAGAAGATAAGCGAGTGCACATCTTAACAGTAACAGACAAGGGCTTAGCTTTTCTTAGCGAACTGGAGGGTGTATGAAACTTTGGTATGTAATTATGGGAGTGCTAGGATTTGTTGCAATCATGCATGTAAGTTATCCCAAAGCAGCTACACCACAGTCAACTTACTATACAGATAGATTCGGATTACCAGCAGGGCAGGCATGGAGTTTTGGTAATCAAACATTCTATACAGATATAACAGGTAGACCGATGGGAAGTGCTGCGACTAATGGCCCACTACCAGCTCAAGCTATTGGAGTACCAACCCCGATTATGCCTGAGCCGTTTCGTATTGAACCCATTAGACCCATCGAACCTATACAACCATTGAGACTGCAATGAGTGAGTTTTACTGGGACATGGAAAAGCACGGACACGGCATAGGCTTACAGATTACTGAGTTCTCATGAGCGTAGCGACTACTACCACGAGTGATCTCAGCCCACAGTTCACCCTGCCCTGCAAAGAATGTACCTGCCATATAGTCTTGCTCTAGCTCGTGTACTTTCAAGAACTGGATCATGTCTACCTTACCTGTAAAACTAGCTCCATC